AAACAATACGTCCCCTGAAATTACTCTTGCCGTTGCCCACACCGTGCCCACACTGCTCGGAGAATTTTTCACGCGCCCTTCTTCGGCATGATCAAAATTTTTCCCGACTGGCGCTTGGCGTGGCGACTCTTCCCAAGGTTGCGAACTTCGTCTGCTACTTCCGATTTGGCGAGATGGGCATATCGGCCGACAGCTTTCAGGCTCGCCCACCGGCCGGCCTGCATCAGGTAGGGCAGGGACTTGCCCTCGCCGAGAATGTCGCTGGCGAAGGAGTGGCGCCCGGCCATATGCGATGAATAGTAGGGCACCCCCGCTTTCTCGCATGCCTTGGCGAGATCGCGGGCGAAGTTCGAGCGGTTCGAGGTGCCGAAGAGCCATGGCCGTTGCTTCGACGGCTTGCCGTTCAGTCGCCGGCGCTCGTCCTCGGCGCGCCACTCCTGGAGCATTTCGCCGATCGCTTCGAGCACCGGCTCCGAAAGCTTCAGTTCGACAGGCTGTCCGGTCTTTGTGTCGGGCACGCTGAGGGCGCCACGCGACATATCCAGATCCAAGGGCTCGCGCTCCAGCGCCTCGCCGATGCGCATGCCGTGCAGGTTGATCAGCAGGAGGACCGCGCGCTTCGCCGGACTCAGATGCGGTTCGACCATTGCGAACCACTGGTCAGGAGGCAGCACACTTCGGTCGATCACCCGCGCCTTGTCGTGGCCCTTCGGCCGCTTCAGGTCCGCGCGCACGCCGACGAACCTCAGCACTGCCGAGACAGGCGTGAAGAGTTGCCGGTTGATCGTCGAGGGCTTGGCGTTCGGGAACAGCTTCTGCTGCAACGCCGTCATAACGCCCTGATCGATCTGCATGGTCGGCTTGAAGCCGATCTCCTGCAGGATAGGCGCGAGGAACCGTCCGGAGTTGCCGTTGAGCAGATACTGCTCGGCCGCTTGCGCGAAGTTCAGGCTTTCCGGCGGGGGAGCGGGACGATTGAATTCCTCCTCGTGTCGGATTTCAAATTCGCGCGCTTTCTCTCTGGCGTCCGGCTTTGAGCTAGTTCCACAACTGAACTCAACCAGGCGGCGCTCGATACTGCCGTCGGACTTGCGGAAACGGAGGCGCGCCCGCGCGTACCAAATCCCCTTGCCGGCTCTGGTGACCTTCTTTCTGAAATACCAGTTCGGCATTGCAGCACCTGTTCAAGGAAATCGGCGCGGACGTAGATTCTGCGGCCGAATTTGTGGCCAAGCCCAAGCTCTTGCACTTTACTCGATATCCAGCGCTTGGAGGGCTTGATATCACCGGGGAAGAGGTCTCGCGCCTCCTCCAGGGTCATCAGACCCAACGGGGCGACACTCATCCTGCCCCCTCCGTATCTCTGGTAGATGTGCTGGGGTGGTCCTGTGCGATTTCGCGGAGCATGGCCCGAAACATCAATGCCGGCGCGGATCTTTCGGAAAATCTCTCGGGCAGTTCCGCCTCGGCGAGCGCCAGCAGCGCAGCACGCGCCTTCCGGAAGATGCCGTGCAGATAGTGCGACTCCTTGATGAAGAAGGGCTCATCTGAGGCTTCGAGTTCGCGATAGCCCCTAAGCTGGCGCTCCCAGAGCTCGTCGCCCCAAGGCCCGCCGGCGCGATCGTGGCCCCAGTCTTCCTTGGCTATGGCCTTCGCCATCACCTCAATCGGGCTCATGACGCGTCTCCCTCGGAGGAGGATTTCATGGCGCGAAGATTGCGCGCGATAGCTTCGCAAGTGTCTGCATCCCAATCGCCGTCTTTCAGATAAGCGTCGGCGACCTTCGCGCATTCCTCGATAGCGTCCGCGCGGATGACGGCGGCCGCAGCCTCCCAAGCCGCCTTTCCCAGTTCGCTATACTGGGACCAGGACGTGCTCAGTCCGCCTCCGCAGATAACGCCACCTAATGGCACCGATATCAGGTGCGCTGCGAAGGCGTCGCATGCAATCTCGCCTGGAGTCTTCTCGCTCATGCCTGCTGCTCCTTATGGTCGGGCGCGCTGTCTGTCCGCAGCGGCGAGCAAAGGCCATAGCGCTTCAGCAGATCCACGGCCTGGTTGCGGACCTTCGTGTCTGGGTCGAAGCGGTCCAGGCGGCGGCACATCCGCATGATCATGCCGGCGAGGCTGGAGATGCGAATCTCTGCGTCTCGAAGGCATTTCGGGTCGAGCGAGGAATTGGCCGGTCCAAAATGTTCTAGCGCCTCTTGGTCGTTCGTCGCGACGAAGCCGCAGTGGTAGCAGGCCCACACATTGGTGGCGGCGGCCCAGTGGCGCGCAAGCACGAGCGGATTGTGATGACACTGCGCCGCCGAATGGCTGTCATGGCAAACCGGGCAGCCCGTGGCGTCAGTGAGGTCGCGGGCGTTCTGAAGCGCCTCTATGGCCTCATCGTAATCGGCCTTGGTGATCGGGCCGGTGCGATAGCAGACACTGAAGAGGGTTTCGTCACTCATGGCGATCACCCATCGTGGCGAGGAAGGCTCTGGCGCGGGCGAGATCCTCCCTGGTGAAATGACTCTTGTCCGGCCGGCCAACGACCGCCCAGTAATGAGCCGCATAGAGCGGAATCTGGTCCAGTTCGGACAGGGTGACGGGCGGGATGGCGGCGAAGGGGCGGATGATCTCCGTCGCCTCGCTCAAGCGCTGCTCCAGATGCTGGATCTGTCCCTCTGCCTCAGCGAGGGATTGCTTGAGGCTGGCGATCTCGGTGGCGGTGTCTTCGGTCATCGTCTTGCCTCTCTCAGAATGGGATCCGGCGGTCTTCGTCGAAATCGCCCGATCGCGTACGAAGGGGCTGATCCTGGTCATCTCACCCCCTCGCGCTTCTGCCGATCTTCCTCGGCATCAGCCTGCTTGTAGATTTCTCCCGGCAGGAGATGGAGGAAGGCGAGGACGGCCGCGACCGACGCACAGAACATCGATCCCCAGAACGGCACCTGAAGGCCCATAAGCCCTGAGAAGGTGATCCAGCCGGCGGCGAGGCCGAGGCCGATAGAGAATTTCACTGGGGTGACAACTCCCCGCCCTGAAGGACGGGGCTTCTGCTCCTGTCCACTCATGGCCGGGCTCCTTCTGCAAGCGTGTGTTGCCCCACACGGAGGATATTGATGGCGGCGTTTACGTCGCGGTCGTGGACCGTTCCGCAGTCGTCGCAAACCCAATCCCTCTTAGACAGACCTGCGATACCTCTCGGCCGCGACGGCGGAAGCGATCCGCACGCCGAACAGGTCTGGGTGGTCAGTCGCTCGGAAACCTCAAGGCAAGCCCCGCCTCGCAAATGCGTTTTGTACGAGAGCTTGCGCTTGAGATCCGACCATCCGGCATCGAGCACGCTCTTTGCCATCTTGGTCTGAGCCAGTTTTGACGGGCTCACATCGCCAATGACGATGAGGCCGTATTCCTTCGCCAGCGCCGCGCTGGCCTTGTGCATGAAATCCTTGCGCCGGGCCGCGATCTTGGCGTGGATGGCGCGGGTGCGTTTGGTCTTCCTGGCGCGCTGCGCGGTCGCCAGCGCTGCCTCGGATTTCCGGTAAAAGCGCGGCGTCTCGATCTTGCGGCCATCGCTGAGCGTGGCGAGATCTTTCAGGCCAAGATCGATGCCAACGAGGGTCAGCGGCGCGTGGTCTGCGGTCGCGACTTCGACCGGGCAATTGAGGTACCAGCGGCCCTTGCTGTCCTGATTGAATGAGCCCGCGCCGATCTTTGCGCCTGCCGGCAGGTCGCGCAGATGCATCGTTTCGTAGCGAACGCCGCGGAATTTGAATGTCTGACCGTCGAAGGTGACATGGCCGGAATTATAAGGCACCCAGCCGAGCGACTTGCGCCCCCGCCAGCGGAGCCACGGTTTGCGTTTTGCCTTGCGCGAGCGGTCGTATTGCTGGCAGACCTTCTGGATCGTGTGCGCATGGAGATCGAGCAGCTTTCCGGCGCCGGCGGTGAGCTGCATCAGATCGACGGCCGTGAGCCATTTGCGCCTAGCCTGGGCGGCTTTCTGCTGCGTTTCGTTCAAATAGTTCCAGACCACGTTCACCGCGCGCGCCTGCCGATTCAATTCAGCGGCGTGCTTATCGCGAAGCCTGAATTTATACGTTAGCCGCATCGTCTCGCTCCGCTCGGAGCCGCTATCCCCGGCCTGAACGCCGGGGCATGCGCGTCTCGAAAACATGGTCATCTGGTGTATCGATCTCTCAGCGCCTGGCGTTGCTCCGGCGTCGGGAAAGGTCGGGAGCGGATCTTGGCCTTCGGCCCTTGCTTGGTGATGCCGCGAATGCGATCGGACTTCGCCTTGATCTTGCGGTCCTGGCGGGTTTTATCCGCGTGGCACGGGTGGCGCGGGTCGAGGCGGCCGTGCACGTAGCGATGAGCCTCAAGCTTTTCCCACTCGCCGGCCGCGACGTCGTCCTCGTGCATGGAATGCTCGCAGCGCTCGTGGTCACGCTCGACGTAGGGAACGTCATCGACGGTGAAGGCGAGCCGGCAGATTCCGCAGGGGATGATAGCGCCCTGCTGGATCAGGACGCCGATCACCTTGCGCTCGGTGAGGCGGGAACGGGGTTTTTCGTCGCGCTTGCGCGGGGCGATCTGGCGGGTTTTCATGGCCGCACCTCGATCACTGGCACGCCTGCGGCCCGCGCTAGATCCGTCATGTTCTGTGTGCCCTTGCCTCCGGGGAACGCGATCACCAGATCAGGCTTGCCCTGGTCCAGCATGATGGCGTTGCGGCGCGGTCCGGCGGCCTTGCCATAGCGCTTCCAGGCGGCGCGGAACACGAGGGGCTTGATGCCCTCGCTCTCAGCCCAACGGCCGGCGCCTTCATCTGCGCCGCTCGCGCCGCCGTGCATCACGGCCTTTACTGGCCATGCGCCGTGGCCGAGCACCTCGGTGATGTCGCATTGCGCGAACCTGTTCAGGTAATTGACGACATCGGCGCTATCGAGATCGCGGCCGCCGCAGATGAGGACTCGGGTCATAGCCGCCCTCCGATAGCAATCTGGTATTGCTCCACGGCCATGCGGTACCAGCGGAGCTTTTCGGCCTTGTCCGCACGGTCCCAAGCCTCGCCGAACAATCCCTTGACGAGGCCGTGGCAGTAGCCTCTCATCTGCCAGCCGCGTGTGGCCGGGCCATAGGCCGCGAGGCATTGGCGGACGGTGATGGCGACGCACTCCTCCTGACTTTGCGGGGGAGATCGGCGAAGCCTTTCGGCGAGGAGGCTGCTCATTCCTCACCCCCATTGCCCTCATCGCGCGGCTGCCAAAGCTTGACGATGGTCTTCAGGTGCCCGTTGATCTGCATCAGGGTGACGAAGATCGCGGAGAGCAGGAGGGCGATGCCGATAACGCTGAGTGCGGCTCCGAGGGTCATCCCTCACCTCCGCTAGGCGGTGTGGGGAGCGAGCGTCCTGTCTGCTTGCAACGGTCGCAGCTGCGGTATCTATGGCCGTGCTGTGCGCTCCAGCCGGACCACTCGAACCCCGTCCCATCGCATTTGTGGCAATAGCCCGTTTCCATCTCCCAGCGGTCGAGCCAAGCTTCGATCTGGCCAGGAGTGACGCTGATCGTGGCGACGGTCCCCGGCTCCGGCCTCTTGTAGTCCGGCTCGCCCTTGCGCTTGCCCTTCTCAATCGTGTGCCGGTAGACGCCGCCCTTCATTTCCAGGTGCTGGTAATCCCCGCGCTCATCCATCCCCACCTTTTCCCAAGCCACGACTTGCCAGTCATTGGGGAGGTTGAAGGTCTCGATGGCGCAGCGCTCTGGCCTGGGTCGGCGAGCCTTCACGACATCAGGGATTTCGGGGCGCTCGTTGATCTCTGTCTCTCTGGTCATGCGTGCGCTCCCGCTCTTTCCGTTTCGCCCTTGGCTACGCCGAGAAGGTCGTCCACGAAGTCGAGAACGGCTTGCTTTGAACGCTGAAAATTGGCTTTGCCCATCTGCCGGTACGACTGCGATTTCGCCGTGTAGACGACCACCAGCGAGCCGGTGACGGTTACGATGGCGTGGTCATCAATCGGCCGAATGAAGCTGGCGAGCCGCAGGGCCTCCGCGCGGGAGGAGGCCGCGATGGAGCGCTCATCCCGGAAGCCGGTGCGAATTAACGCGTGCTTGCGGAGCGACTCCGGCGTCGGGAACTGCTGGGCGAGGTGATCGGGGAGGCTGAGCCACGCCTCGCGAAGTGCCGCGAAATATTGCGCGTGCGACTTGGACGACCTCTCGTGGATCTCGTCGAGATGGTAAACCTCGCCGATCACGAAGCGTGCATCCGCTTGTTTGGCGTGATGGCGAATAATTTGCATCGCCTCGCCATCCCATCGAAAGGCCAGCGGTATCATGCGAACACCGCCTCGCCATTGACGCTGGCGTTCTTGATCAGCCGGCGCGCCGCGGTCGCGTAGGCATTATTTGCCTTCTCGCGGTCGTCCTCGCTGAGTTCGTTGAGGAAAGCATGGGACTTGGTGTTGACCTCGTTCAACTCGGTCATGTCGCCGGCGCTCTCATAGCGGCCGATCAACAAGGCAAGGCCGGAAGGCGCGCCGCCGGCTTCGGGAATGCCGTCGTCGATCAGCACCTCGCCGTAGCGCGACGGCTTTCCGGTCAGCGCCAGATGCATGTTGTTGAACTTGATGCGCATCTCGTCGAGCGGCATCAGGCTCTCGACCTCTTTCCAGGTCGGGGCGAGGAACTTGGCGATGGCATCCTTCTTCGCCTGCTGCGCCGCGTCCGTGCGCCCGGCATATGTCGATGCCAGCAGGTTGCCGATCTCCTCCAGAACGATCTGACGGCGCGTCTCGTTGTTTTCGGTGCGGGCATCGACAGGGATCATCGACACCGAACTGCGCGAGGTATCCATGGCTGAGTTCTGGCCGCCCAGATCGAGATATTCGATATGCGGCAGGAAGGTCTGGAACGTCGGGTTCTGGAAGGATTTGCCGTCGAGCGACTTGGCGTCCGGCCGGCGGTCCTTCTGCACATGCGCGACGTGGGTGACAACGTTGGTTTCGATGTCCTGCTCGCGGTCCATATAGACCAGCAGGTTCGGCTCGAAGCCCAACTCGCCCTCCGCCTTGAGCTTCACCCCGGATTTCTCAATCTGCTTCTTGCCGGCGTCGTCAGTGTAATGCTCATAGGTAAATCCGGCCCTGCCGCAGAAGATGATGTGCAGCGGGGAATTCAGGAACGGCTGGGTAAAGCCCTTGCGCCACTCCTCTTTGAGGTAGCCCCAGTCCTGGAACTCCAGGCCGCGCTTGCGGTTCTTCTTGGCCTTGTAGGCTTCGCAGAACTCGATCCAATGGGCCGTGATGCTGTCGATCAGCAGCAGGCTCGCATTCTCAATCGCGTCCTCCATATCAGCGCGCAAATCTGCGAACGCGCGCGTCTGGTCCACCTGCAGTTCAATTCCCGCAGCATCGAACAGCGGCTTGATCCAGAGGTGGCCGCGCTCGGTGTCGACCATGAACACCGGCTTTTCGGCGTCGGGTATCTTGCGCTTGCGCATCAACTGAATGAGACCGATCGCCAGTTTCACAGAAGTCAGCGTCTTGCCCGCGCCCTGGAATCCCATGAAAGCGGACTTCAAATGGGTCGGTTTCGCGGTCGCCGTTTTGAACCTGCTCATTCGCCTTCTCCCTCTGCGAGCTGCCGCAAATATTCGTCGCGCTCGATGTGCCCGAGCACATGGTCCAGGATCGGATTACCGGTCATGAGCGGCGCTCCGCCTTCGGAGCCTGCCATCCGCAGCGATGGCATTTCTGACCGGGAAAGACCTTGGGCGGGTTCGGGTTTGGCCTCGACCAATGTCCCGCGCACGAGCCCTGACATTCGACCATCTGGCGGCGCTGCTGTTTCTTGTGCTCGCGATGGTCGCGCCAATAATCGCCGACGTCGCCCATCACGCCACCTCAAGCTCAAATGCCAGGGTGCGCGGGCGGGTCTTGTCGTAGCCGAGGTCAGCGCCTTCGATGGCGGCCGTGAGGTGCTCCTGGACGTGATCGTGAATGGCCCCGCTGCACTCCGACTCGATCTGCTGGAAGCATCGGCGATATAGCTCGGTGCCCTGGATAAGGCGCTGGGTGCCCATATAGAGGCCGGTAATCTCCCAGTCGCCGTCAGCATCGGCCCGGAGGTGGACGGCGAAATTTGCGAGCACGGCTTCGTTGTTGATCCTGGTGAACTCCAGGCGGCCGAGGGAGTCGAAGCGAAGAGGGATTTCCTCAAGGTAGAGGTGGGGCAGTTCGTAGGCCATGGTCAGACCTCCTGCGTTCTTTTGAGGGAGCGGATGAACTCGGCGGCTTTCCGCCATTCCAGTGTGGTTGGGGAGATGGAGACGCCTCCGATGCCAGCCCGCTCACAGCGCACGACATCGGCGGTTTCGGCGGCAGCGACCAGCCGCCGCGCGGCCTGCTCCAGAACGGCGTCAGCGCCGGATTCCCAGAGCCCCACGACGCCCGGCAATTCGTTCTCCCAGGGCGTGGCGTCTTCGAGATATTCACGGGCGAGAAAGGTTGAACCGGCCTCGTAGGCGATCTGGCCCATCGTTTTCGTCACGGCTAGTGCCTCCTGAAATTCGGGAATTGCGGGCGGAGAACGTTCGGGGCATCAGCGGTGAGAGACATGCAGTCTCCCCGGTCTCTCACCGCTGCCCCGCTGGCCGCTGGAACACCCTCTCGCTCTTGGCGGGCTCCAGCGGCGTGAATTCCTCTGCGGGCTGCTGCCAGTTCAATCCGCAGATCGCTGATCTCCATGGTGAACTCGTCGGAGATTGTGTTGACGGCCCGGCGCTGGCGGCTCTCGTAAGCCTCCATGTCGGCGGCGAGGCCGCTGATCCAGCCCACGGTGGCGCATGCGAGCCCCAGGAAGGCGGCGGGCACCCACGGCACTGCATCGGTGCTGGCGAAGAGGCCGAACGCACCAGTCAGCGTCAGCAGGGTCGCGCCGATCGCGCCCACGCATCCTTTGAGCAGGATCCGCTTCGGTTCCGACTGAGGCAGGAAAGAGAGGTGGCGGCCGGCTATCTCGCGGCAGAAGCCGGCCGCCGTCCCCGCCACGCCGGGCATTTTTGCCGCCGCTGAGGGGTAAGTGGGCGCGGCGGAAGGCGTGGAGGGGAACTTGGTAATCATGAAATCGCCTAAGAAAACTGGTTCAAAAAGAGAGGCGACCTCCGGCCCCAGCCTGGGCCGCCCCTATCTCAGTGCCGAACGGCGAACCGCCCGCCGTGGCCCTTGCGGAAGGACCAGGGGAGGCGGCCTTAGATCTCCTCCCCGGCCACCATCTTCGTCTGTAGGAACCGCAGAGGCGGCAGCGAGACCGGCGCAGCCTTGTGCGGCGGCGCGTGTTCGATCTCGGTGTCGTCAGCACCCTTCGTCTTGAGGACGTAGTTGCTCCTCTTCGTGCCCTTGTCCTTGCGGGAGGAGTTCTCGCGACCGGCGTCGCTGGTGCGCTTGGCTCTCATTTCCGCCCCCGAGGCAGCGGCGGAAGCAGCATCACCTTCGCAATGCAACTGACAGAATACTCAGCCTCGCGCTTCTGGCGATCGACCGCCCCGTGCTTATGGTCGGGGTGAAAGAAGATCTCCGGCTTCAGGCCATCCTTCTTCAGGCGGCCAAGCGTACCGGCTTTGACTGCCGCCATCAGCTCCTTGCGGACGGCTGCCGGGATGCTGCCACGAACCACGCGAGTAGCTCCGGCGCGGATCATCTCGACGTTGCGCCATTGGTGGTGCTCCTCGGGCGACATCTCGCCGAGGGCCTTGTTGCTACCGTCTGGGTGTTTTGGCCAAACAGGCATCTCTCGCCCTTCCTGGTGGAGAGCCCCGGCCGCATTGGGGTGCGAGCCGGGGAAGTGACTGAGACGTCACCGGGCGAAACGGGACAGGGAGAACGGGAGGAGAAGGCTGAACCCCTGTCCCGGTATCGTCCGGCGACAGGGGAATTTAAATCACCAACTGAAAGGCGGGTCAAGGGCTTTTTCAGTTACAAACTGATATGTTTCAGTTTGGTGTTTTTCTCAAGTGCGGCGACGTCGGGTGAATTCGGTCATCACGCCGAGCAAAACACACTTTTCCGCCCAGTCTTCTGCGGAAAAGTGAAAGCGCTCGTAGCTTGGATTGATTGGGGTCAGCAGCACTTCGCCGTTGGTTCCGTAAGTGAATTTACGGAATACGTTCTTGTTGCGCGCCTTTATCAGTACAACTACGGAGTCCTCAGGGGACGGATCAAGATCCTGATCTATTATGACGATGTCGCCCTGGTAAATTTCGGGCTCCATGCTCCGATCACGCATTACAAAGGCAACTGAGCGATCTCCACTCGGAAATTTTGGCTGAACCTTAATATCGGACGTCGGTATTTTAACTGGGTGGACACTACTTTTAGTCACGGAAATGCCCTCCAATTCTACCAGAGGTACTTCCCCGCCTAAATGTCTGTCAATTGGTGCCACAGAATTCTCGTAATCCGGAATTTTGGGTGTGCCATTTTGGGCACGTTGAGGCTCATACATTGAGCCCTCCCCCCAGAAGAGCCAGCGCTCGGACACTCCCAGGGCTTCAGCGATCACCTTCCAATATCGGGTCTTGGGCAGAGATTTGCCAATCATCCACTGATGAACGGACTGAGGCCTAAGGCCTACGGCCCTGGCAAGATCCGATTGGGTGAATTTCGATTGGGTGATTTTCCGCGCGTCCATCGCAAGGATCAAGCGGGCGGCGAAGGTGGATGCCTCTGTCATGAGCATGTTTTATAAGCCTGCGACTGAAATCGCCATTGAAGTTACAGTTGACAGACATTCAGTTCGTGACTTAAATTCGGCTCATGAAACTGAAACACCCCCGTGAGCCGGGCCTGATGGCCGCGATCAACGCCGTTGGGACCCTGACCGAGCTTAGCTCCAAGCTGGACATCACCGTTCAGTCCGTCGCGAACTGGCGGCGCGTGCCGCCGCTGAGGGTCATTCAGGTCGAGCGCGCAACTGGCGTGCACCGCACGGTCCTCCGGCCGGACATCTACCCCGCCGATGATAGAGCAACTGCCTGAACGGACGTAAACGGATTGTGCGCATGCTGAACAAACCCAAAGGCCGCCAAGGCTTCGCCTCCATGTCCCCCGAGCGCGTCCGCGAGATCGCAGCTCTGGGCGGCAAGGCCGTTCAGGCTGGAAAGCGGTCCTTCTCCCAGGACCGCAGCCTCGCCTCCGAGTCGGGCCGCAAGGGCGGTCAGAACGTGCCAGCCGAAGCGCGATCCTTCTCTCAGGACCGCGAGGCTGCGGCGAACGCTGGCCGCAGGGGCGGATTGCGCACGCCGGGCGAGAAGCGTGCCTTCTCTCAAAACCGCGAACTGGCTGCTGAAGCAGGGCGCAAAGGCGCTCTGAGCCGCCGACTGCGGAAATTATCGCAGCCAGTCGCCTAACCGAATACCGCGCGGTCCTTCCGAACGGCGCGGCGCGTTCCAGTAGCGTGCGTTTAGTTGTGTGGGCTGGGCAGCGGCGCGTCCGGCCGGGAGTTTTGTTGCGTCAATTTCATGAGTCCCCACTGGCCAGGATCGGAAGCACATGCCGGTCCTGGCCTTCAAGGGGAAGCCCCGGAGGGGTTTCGGGGCAGCCCCTGGCGAAGACGTCAAGGGGCTAGTTCAAAGCACTAGGAAACTATAGCAAATGAACAGGAATTCCTCAATCATCACCTCCGCGATTGCGGCTCTTTTTTTGGCCGCGACACCTGCTTCGGCGACCGACCTGAAGGGCTCCAAGACCGCCGATCTCGCTGTCTCCAGCGACAAGGTCATCGAATGGTCCGGCATCTGGGCCGGCGGCAACATCGGCTGGGGCAACGCCAACCATGAGATCGACGTCGATGCAGGCGGCTTCAACCTGCTGAACTTCGACGGCATCAACAGCCACGGCGCGGTCTACGGCGTCGAGGGCGGTGCGGACATCTCCCGCAACGGCTGGGTGTTCGGCCTCATCGGCGGCTATGACTGGTCCGACATGGAGACGCAGGTTTCCGTGTTCAACGGCGCGCTCGGCTGCTCCTTCAAGAACGAGGGGCAGTGGTATCTCGGCGGCCGCGTCGGCAAGGTCATCTCCTCCCGCGTCATGCTCTACGGCCTGCTGGCCTATACCGAGGCCGAATATGAACTCGGCTGCTCCGGCATGACCGAGAAGCCCAGCCAGACCTATGCGGGCGTCCGCGCCGGCGGCGGCGTCGAATACGCCCTGGATTACGGCCTCTTCGCCAAGGCCCAGTACACCCACGATTTCTTCGAAGACCAGGACTGGGTGAACCAGGGTGGCATTCGCATCACGGATAGCCTCGACCAGGACGTCGTCAAGACCGGCATCTTCTACAAGCTCGGCGGTCCTCTGCCGGGCCTGAACTAGTACCGCGTTTTCTGCGTGCTGGGGTGCGTTTCTTGCCCCGGCACGCCCATAGGGGCGATGGGCAATGGCCGACAAGACATACGACCAAACGATCCTCAAGCTCTGGGAATGCGGTTGGTCCAAGGGGCGCATCGCAGAAGCGCTATTTATGACCCGAGGCCAAGTCTCGGGGAAGCTCTTCCGGCTTGATGCTCCAAAACGCGAGGGCAAGCGACGTCCGCTCCTCGATCTGACTGGCCGTCGCTTTGGACGGTGGCTGGTGCTGGACCGAGCCGAGAATTCGCCGCGCGGCGATACATTCTGGCGTTGCCGGTGCGACTGCGGAACGGTCAGGGCCATCTGGTCTCGCCATCTCCGTCGCGGCGGTTCGCAGAGTTGCGGCTGTTTGCGCGCCTACGTTCTTCGGGAGCGCGCGGCATGACCCAGCAACCCCGCCTCATCTTCGTCAACGCCAAGACGGTCTTCACCGCGTCTCAGCTTGAGATCGCATGGGATCTCTGGTCCAGCGGCTTCGACACGATGGTCATCGCCAGAAGGCTCAACCTGCCCGAATTCGCCATCTGGAACAACATGGACCTCATCCGAGGCGTTTCTGAGGAGCGCGCGGCATGACCCTCTCCACTGACGAGATCATCTTTTTCGCCGCCCATCTTATCGGGCTGGCCGGGCTCTTCGCAGTGCTGGCCGCAACGATGTGGAGCGTGCAATGAAGCGCTCCGGTATCGCCCTTCCCGGCTTCAAACTCGACACCAACGGCAAAGTCGTCGCTGATCACGGCGCCCGTCTTGCCAAGCTCCCAGTGAACAAGCGCATCGCGGCTCAGAATAGCAAGCGCGTCCGCGTGGTGGCCAAGCGGGGCCGGCCATGATGGGCGAGTTCGTCTCGATGCCTTCCGGTCTTATCCTGCCTCGCGCCACGGCAGAAGCTGAAATACGCCGCGCGCGCCGGCCGAAGGCCATGGACTTCTTCGCCGGCGCCGGCGGCATGAGCCTCGGCCTCATCCAGAGCGGCATGGAGGTCGTGGCGGCCGCAGAGTGGGATTGCGCCGCCACGCTCACCTACATGTCGAACCTCTGCCGGTGGGGGCACTTCACCCTCCACTTCGTCACGAACGAGGATCGTGACCGGCTCGAACGCTATCTCGCCCGAGAATATACCCGCGCCGGCCTCCAGATCAAAGACGGCGCCATCGTCGTTGATGGCGAAATGCAACTAAAACACGTCTCGACGGCCGGAGATGGCTACATTTCCCAGCAGGGACCCGACTTCCCTGGCGTGAGCCACATCTTCTTCGGCGACATCCGGAAACTCACCAGCGCCACCGTGCTCAGCGCCCTCGGGATGCAACCTGGCGAACTGGATCTCATCGCGGGCGGACCGCCCTGCCAGGGCTTCAGCAGGGCCGGCAAGCAGGACATCTACGACGAGCGCAACTCCATGATGTGGGATTTCGCGCGCTTCATCGTGGAGATGCGGCCGAAGTCCATGTGCATGGAGAACGTCCCCGAGATCGCCAAGATGGTGACCCCGGAGGGCATTCCGGTCATCGACAAGTTCTGCCGGATCCTGGAGGACGGCGGCTTCGGAGGCTTCGACGCCTTCCAGCGCTGCGTCAATCAGCAAGCTGATCGTCTCGGATTCGTGCGCGCGCATAAGGCTCCCAAGCCCAAGGCTGCACCCGCGCCAGAGACCTTCGATCTGTTCGGGGAGGTGGCATGAGCCTTCCTATCCCCACGCCTGAGGCAGAACCAATGAGAGCGAGAGCATAGGAGAAGACCATGAGCATCATCGAAAGCGCAAAGGCTGAACTGGCCAAGAGCAGTTTCGCCCAGGACGACCAGGACGTCATCATCGACATCATGCAGCGCTTCTTCGCCCAGTGGGATAGCGGCGGCGCGGTGAGCGTGATGATCCCGGTGATGGATCGCCTCCTGCGCGGCCTGCCGCTGTCTGCCTTGACTGGCGCGGATGAGGAATGGATCTGCGGTCATGCCGAACCGGGCATGTGCCAGAACATCCGCTGCGGCACGGTCTTCAAGATCGAGGGCGGCAAGACCTACGACATCGACAATCCGGCTTGGGACGGAAGCTTTCCGTATGTGCCCGAGCACAAGAGCCTGTCGACGGTGATCGAGGTCGCCGGCTGAAGGTTTGGTGGCCGGCGTTCCCGCGCCGACCAGCCAAGAAAACGGTGGGGCTTCTGTCTCTGCCCGAGAGTGTCAAACCAGTTTCTGAGCCGGCCAAGGTCTGAAGCGGTTTGAGCAAACACAAACTTCCGATCATCGGTCAGGAGGACCGTGAAAGATGACAATAAGTAACCAATTCGCACCCGATGCGCAAGGATTTGATGCCCCCCTGCATCTTGTCCCCCCACATGCAGAGATGATCCATCCCCTCCTGCCGGATGATTTCTTCGAGCCGGCGCCGGAGGATCTGACCGTCGATCATCCCTTCTGGCACGACAGGGCCGAGCGCTTCGAAGAGCGGATGACCAGGAACGCTATCCTCCACGGATGGCGTATCGGAGCCATGGGCTCGGTCGAAACCATCTATGCGCTCATCCAGTACGACGCCCTCGATTACGAGACCGCGGCGCAGCTCCTCAGCGACCATGCGCTTGCATGCGACGGGTTGATGTCGCCTGTGGAGCTTCCTGCGAGTGTGGGGAGGGCTGTCTGATGGGCGAGAACTCCAAGATCGAATGGACCACCCATACGTTCAATCCCTGGGTTGGGTGCACCAAGGTAAGTCCGGCATGCGATGGCTGCTATGCCGAGACATGGGCGGAGCGCTTTGGTCAGGTCGAATGGGGGCCTCACGCTGAGCGGCGCCGGACCAAGACATGGGGCAATCCGGTCAAATGGAACCGTGAGGCCGAAGGTGCGGCGGAGCCCCCGCGTGTGTTCTGCGCATCGCTCGCCGATGTCTTCGACAACCACAAAAGCATCCTGCCTCAGTGGCGCGAGGACCTTTGGGCGCTCATCACGGCAACGCCCAATCTCGACTGGCTCCTATTGACGAAGCGGCCTCAGAATATCCGGCGCTTTGCGCCGCCGTCTTGGTATGTGCGCGGCTGTCCCAACAACGTCTGGCTGGGGACGACCGTCGAGAACCAGGAAGAGTTCGATCGGCGCGTTCCTCATCTAAACCTCATGCCGGCCCGCGTTCGCTTCCTGTCCATGGAGCCGCTCCTCGGACCGGTGAACATGGGGACCATGCGCGGCCTGCATTGGATCATCACCGGCGGGGAAAGCGGCGCCAACTATCGCCCGGCCAACCCTGACTGGTTCCGGTCGCTGCGCGATCAGGCAGCCCGCGCCGGCGTCCCGTTCCTGTTCAAGCAATGGGAGGGCTCCTCACAAGCCGTCATCAAGGCCAAGGGCCGTGAACTCGATGGCGTGGTCCATGATGGCTATCCGGCCACCTCTCTCACCGAAGGGAGGGCCGCATAATGAAAGCCTTCCAAATCAAAGCCTATCAGGTGGACGGGTACGACGACAGCGGAAGCGTCATCGTGTTCGCCAAGCATAGCGTCATCGCCCGGCGGAAGGGCGCGAACGAACTGGGCATCGACTTCGAGAGCGTCGATAGCTGCAGCCGGCGGCCGGGATGGGACAAATACGCTGAGCAGGGCTGGGTTCCCGTTGAAGACCTCGTGAACTCTGGCTGGTGGTTCGAGTGCACCGGCTGCTATGCGCGCGTAACCGATGAGAGTTTGGCCGCTCCGCGGAACGACGATGAAGCGGCAGATTTTGAGGAGGAGTATGGACGCCCGTGGGCCATGCCCGTCTTCACCGGCCGCGATGTCTGGTGCTGCCAGGGCTGCATGGACGACTGGAACCATAAGCGGTGGCTGGAGAAGCGCGCGATAGCTGCCCTGCCTCGCTATCTGCGCCGGAAATTCCCCGGCGCGATTCTCGTCACCGGCCATGCCAGCTATTGGCGCAAGAGCGACCGCAACGCCTACATCCACTTCTCCTTCCCCGGAAGCAAGGGGACCGCCGATCTCACGGTTAGGGCATGCGAGTCCGACGTTCGCAATGGGCGAGAGAAAGGGCGCGTGATGGTGCCCCGGCAAGATCTCAAGGCCTGGTACGAATGGCGCGGCACTCCGGAGCTGTTCAACGAGTCGGAGGCCGCATGATGCACGGGGCTATTGGGCACAACAGCGGGGCAAATCCTGGCAACTGGATCGCGGTCAGCCGCGACATGCGCGATCACCCGATCGTCGGCATGGGACAACCGGTGGCGCCCGCAGATCCATCCCGCGGATCATATTCCCGGTATGAGGCTTGGCAGGATCTTCTCATGGAGGCCGCGTACAAGCCCTTCGAGGTGCTTAACCGCGGCAAGGTCGTCTCCCTGAAGCGGGGCCAGCTTATGGCCGCCAGATCGTGGCTCGCGGCTCGCTGGAACTGGTCTGAAAAGACCGTCCGGGTGTTCATTTCCAGGCTCGAAGAGGAGCTGATGCTCCGCTCAGATTCCGCTTCGGGCAAGGGCCAGATGAACGGCCGCTTCAACAGCATCCTAACTATCTGTAATTACGACATTTATCAGACGGTTTACGAGCTTATGAAGCTGTCCGAGGAGGCTGAAAGGGCCAGATCAGGGCCAGATAAAGGGCCAGATGAACGGCCAGTTCAAGGGCCAGATGAAAATGCCGAAAAACCCTTAAAATCAGCCACTATTTTGAAGCTGATAACGCCTCAAGGGCCAGATGAACGGCCAGTTCAAGGGCCAGATAAAGGGCCAGAAAATAGTAACAATAGAAACAACCTAGAGAGAGAGGGGGCGCCCGCGTACAGCGATGGAACACGCCTCCCCGACGACTGGCGCCTGCCGAACGAATGGGGGCAGTGGGCCATGCACAGTTGCAAGCGCGATCGGGACTGGGTCATCGAGGCTGCTCGGCGCTTCAAGGACTACTGGCTCTCCGTCCCCGACAGCAAGGGCTTCAAGAAAAACTGGCGCTCAACCTGGCAGAACTGGTGCCGGAACACGCTGACCCGTGAGGGGCGCAATGCCGAGGCCCCGCCGAAGAAGGGCGGCTGGCAGCGGGCGAATGGCAACAATTACAGCCTGAGCGGCCATTACAGCGGGGAAACGCTATGAAGCGCACCTGGCTAGCCCTTGCCCCGCAAAGCCGCGCCTCCCTGCACGAGGTGAACGAGTCATGCTGGCTCTACGCCGAGGCGGAGCAGGCCGATCTCTCGGCCGAGGAAATCATCGTTGTCGGCCATGCCAGCGAGGCCAAGGACAAGGCTCTGGAGCTTGTGGCTCGCGGGATCGATGCAACCAGGCTGAGCTATGTCGACCTCCAGCCGGGGGATGATTTCTTCACCCGGATCGGCACGCCGAAGCACCTGTTCTGGGACGACGTCGTGCCGATTTCCGCGCTGAATGCGGAAGAGGACTTCGCCGTCTATCCGACCGGCCTCGGGTTCCTGCAGAAGAACCTCGGCTGGTTCTGGCGCCTGCCGGAGCTGGTCATCATGTGTGGCCCCTACGGCTGCGGCAAGTCCACGCTCGGGCAAATCCTGGCAACGTGCTTTGTGAACGACCGGGAAGCCGGCCGCGCCCTCGGCAGCGGGGCGATGCTGTGCTCGTGGGAAGACCTCGAAAGCGAGGTAGCCCGCAATGTGCGCAACTTCGCCAGCGCCCATGATGCACCAGACCTGCTGGACAAGATCCACTTCGTTCGCCGCCGAGCCTCCGAGGAGCGCCTCGTGTCCTGGTACATGGACCTCGTCCGCTACCACAAGCGGCGTTACGGGACGCGGTTTTTCTTCCTCGACCCCTGGAATGAGATGGACCACAAGCGCGATCCGCGCCAGCTCGAGACCGACTACGTCAAGGACATCATGCGGGTGTTCCGTGACCTCGTGGACGAAGAGCAGATCATCCTGATCATCGCCACGCACATTCCCGGCAAGTTCATCCGCGGCGACGGCAGCATCGAGCCTTTCAAGATCGGCCACGCCTTCGGGTCGTCGAACTTCGGCAACAAGGCGGACCGCGGCATCTGCCTCGCCCGCACCAAGAAATTCGGCGGCGCCCACGGCCACGCGGTCATCCGGCTCGATAAGTCGAAGGTGGAACGCAAGATGGGCCGCAAGGGCACCGTCGCCGCCCGCCTCGACACCGAGAGGTTCTGCCTCGAATACGACGGCCACGCGACGCTAGCCGCCCAAGAAATCTGGAAGGACTAGCCCATGTTTCTTGATGCGGCTTTCCATCTCACGCAGTTCGGCTGGAAGGTGTTCCCACTCATGGCGGGGCAGAAGATACCAGCCGTCCCGAAGTCCGAGGGCGGCCGAGGATGTCTCGACGCCACCGATGACGAGGAGCAGATCGGCGCATGGTCCCGCCGCTATCCCCGCGCCAATATCGGCCTCGCCTGCGGCCTGGCGTCGAACATCGTCGTGATCGACCTCGACCCGCGCAACGGATCCGACGAGTCCATCGCCCGGCTGAAGGCGAACAAACAGACCTTCCCGCCTACCGTCACGGCGAAGACGGCCAACGGCGGCACCCATCTCTACTTCGCGTTCGAAGTGCCGCTGAAGAATTCCAAATCCGCTCTGGCTCCTGGCATCGACGTGAAGACCACTGGCGGCTATGTCGTCGCGCCGCCGAGCGTGCTGGATGGCGGCCGCTCCTATCGCTGGGTGAATTCCCCGCTCGGCGGCGCCCTGCCGCGTTTGCCGCGCTGGTCACTGGAGGCCCTGAAGCCCAAACCCCAGCCGGTCGTCGCGTTCAACCGCAAAGACGCCCCCCAGAATATCGGCCCGCTGGTGGACTTCGTCGCCCGGGCGAAAGAGGGCGAGCGCAACAAGGCGCTCTTCTGGGCCGCCTGTCGCGCTGCGGAAGCCGGTCAACTCGACCTCGGCGGCGAGGCGGCGCTCCTCAACGCGGCAATTGCGGTGGGACTCGACAAGATGAGTGCGGACAAGACGATCAAGAGCGCTTTGAAGCGCGGAAGACTTGCGTAGAGAGGATTGTAGCATGGCGTCAATAGCGGAAGACAATGCGCATCTGCTCTACCGGCTGAAGGCGGATTTGAACGCCGTCGGATTCGGAAAGATCTGCAATTTCTTCGAGGTCGAGCCGCGGTGGCGGTGCCCTTGCTGCTTTCGGGCGAAGGAAGAGTTTGCGCGTCTGGACAGGTCCGACAATCTCCTCTGCCGGCTGGTCTTCCATCACGATCATTTCGAAAATTGCGTCCGCGACATGATGGATGCCCGCCGGCGCGAGGCAGAGTGGCACGCCGTCTGTGCGATCGAGAATAGCTTCATCCGCTTCGCGCCGACGCTCGTTTGCGAAGACTGTAATCTCGCCGAGGCCGAGGCCAAGCGGATCGTCGGCGCCCCGAAGGATTTCTCGTTCGCACCGCACGAGATCGCCTCGTTCATCACCGCCACGAACAACCGGCCGCACGAAGTCTGCGCGAGCCGGGCGCGAGAGGTCTTCGCCGCGGCTGAGCAGGCCATGCGCGTCATCGGCAAGCGCCTCCGCGTCGTCACCGGCCGCGTCCGCGAGGTCGACGCTAACTGGGAGCCGGTCGGAATGTCGGCGACACGAATGCTGAACAATGCCCGTAAGGCCATGAAGGAAAACGAGAAATGAACGCAATCGCATCAATGCGCCGGCTGGCGCGGGGAGGGAGACCATGACCATCGACGAACCGACGAAACGCATCGAGGAAGCCCTCGATATGGCCCGTCAGTACGGCGGCACAGACGGGGCGCATCACAAGGCTTGGGTCATAGATCAGATGGTCCGCGCGCTTACCGGGTGCCCGATGGTCGAGAAGACGGCGAAGGATCCGGCCGGCAAGACCTACACCTACGAGGACCGGGGCGAGAGCCAGGAGTATCGCGACTGGGTGACGGGCACCAAGGACGGTGAGGACGGGCCGGAGACCTACTACTGGGACGAGGGCATCGCGCCATGACCACGATCGATCCACCCGTGGAAGCCCAGATCCGCCGCATTATGACGCTGATCGACTTAGCCTGGGAAGACGGCGACCGGAAGAGCAGCCCTACCACGCTCAAGGCCGAAGAATACGCCCGGCATCATCCGAAGGCGACCACCGAACAGATCATGATGGCGACCGGTTGCTCAAAGACCACGGCCCAACTGGCGAAGCAGCAGATCAACCGGAGGGGGAAGGCATGACCACCATTGCCTGGTGCGGCCGCTATCTGGCCGCAGACAGCCTGCGCTCCCGCAACGGCACCCGCATGGGCCACTACCCGAAGATCCACGCCAAGACAGCAGATGGCGAATTCTACGACGAGGAAGACGGCCGCCGCCTGGCCTTCGCCCTCACCGGTTTCCCCGCTCACCGGGAGCAATGGATCGCCTGGTACCTGAACGGCCAGGGCAAGGACGACCTGCCGCACGCCCCGGATACGAGCGATCTCGGCGGCTGGTTCATCGTGCTCCGGGAAGGCGATTGCCCTTCGCTCCGCGTTTGCTCGCTCGCAACGCCATACCTCGTGGACGTGGCGGAGGCGCCGGACGCCTGGGGCAGCGGCGGTGACCTCGCGCTCGGCGCCATGCTCGCCGGCAAGTCCGCGCCTGAAGCCGTCGCCATCGCCTGCGGTCCCCGCGGCGATACCGGCACCGGCGGCCCGATCCGCTTCCTCGACACGCAGAACTGGGACGCTGGCGTCCAGGAATACGACCGCGATCCCCCAACTGTCGTCAAGGAACTCCGCGCCGTGAAGAGCGACTTCGGCGTGATGCGCGAGATCAGGGGGTGAGCGCAGATTGAAACCAGGGACTCGCCCGCAGCGCGCCAGCGGCAGGAAGAGGGGAAAACCTCATCAGCGTAGCCGGGACTCGCTTCGGCCGTCCTGGCGAAACGTGGAGTCATACAGAGGCATATACCGAGGGTTGTGATGACCGAATTTCAGCGCGGCATGCGACGGGCAGCACAGATCGCCGAACTCTATGCGGACGAGAACATGCGGATGGCCGACGACAGCGTCGCCCTGGATCCGATCCTCAATCGGGCGAAGCGGGCGCAGATCCGAAACCAGGCCATGCTCGATGCGGCAATGATGGTCTCGGAGAATCTGGCCGGGGACGGTTTTGCCCATGCCGAACGATACCACGCCGGAACCGATATCGCCGAGATGATCCGGCAGGAGGCTCGTGAGGCGAAGCCAAGGAGGCGCAAGTGACCACGGCAGGCAGCAAAATTATCAGGGGCCTCGAAGACGCCCTCGCCTACGCCAAGGGCGACAGAAGCCGATGCCGCGTCACCATCGTGAAGGTTCCCCGGATATCGCGGGAGGATCAGGCGAAGATGCTCAACGCATTGAAACGAGGCGAATCCCTGAAGCGGGAGGGAGAAAGATAGCCCGGCGGGAGTTGCACCTCCCTGCCGGGCCGAACCACAACCGTTAACAGCCCGCGATGGTATGACCACACAACATCGAAAGCAGGGCGAATTATAGCACCCGCAACCGTTGAGTACAGGGCCTTTTCGGGGGAAGAATGGCGAAGATCAAAACCAAATCGCGCAAGGCCGACAACGAGCGCCACGTCGAAGAACTGTCGCGCTATCTGGAGCGGCGTGGCCCAGGCGACGAGTGGCACGCCCCAACGCCCCAGCGCGTCGATCGCGCGAAGGAGGCTGGTCGCCCCATCAAGCCCAACATCATCCTAACGGAGAAGGGCAACCCGACCGGCCATTTCAACTGGCAGATCACCCCAGTTGTGGACGAGTTGCAAAAGCGCGGCACCATCTCGCAGGAGGAATGGGCGGCGGCCGTGCGGTACATGCGCCATTACGCTGGATCTCGGCACAAAGGACCAGCGACGGCGAGATTCCTGCCGGCATACGATCGCGGCTTCCAGGATCTCGACCCGTATGAGCGGGCCATGGCATTCGGCCAAGCCCGCGCGATCGCCGAGACCGCTGTGCATCCATTCTTCCGCCCGTGCCTGCGATGGCTGGAGAAGGCCGCCGAAGACGAGCTGCCGCTGTGGAGGCTAGGCGAGATGTATTATCCAGCCCTGTCTCGTCCTCAGCAGAGCGCCAAGGCTCCCGTGGTCCTGCATTTCGCCCTGGCAATGCTTGCCCAGCACTATGGCATCTCGCATCGCTTCAGCGCCGTGGACATCGAAATCGCCATCCGAACCATGCGCGTGACGGTCGAATTGCAGGAGACGGTGCTTCGTACCTGTGGATAACTAGGGGAGTCGGCGCGATTTACCTCTGTGAAACATTGTCAAGTGGAAATTTCTGATCTAACGAATTCAGTAATGGTGAAAATTGCGCCTTGAACGCGGCGCTTACCGTCAACCGGACGACAATCCTCATAAAATCGAACCGATTTGAACAGTGGATTACTGGTCCGCCGATGGCGAAAGCTTTGCGTTTGCAGCGACGCGCAGTAGAATCTGATTTGCCAATGCGGGTGGGTGGTAGCTTAGACCCATCCACCAGGGCGGGCAGGATTTCGCAGCTAGAGGGTCGCGCCCTGTCGGGTTTCTGGGCTGGCAGTTACGGCAATCCTCTATGCAAAGCTGGCTCGGAGCGCTGCGGATTGGAGCAAGTCGCCTACCCCTCCACGCCGAAAGGCGTTCCACATGCCACCCTTTGGTGGCCATGGAGGGATGGCGCAACAGTTCTGGCGGACGCCGATAACAAATCGTTTCGGCTACACGCGCTCCCAAATCGTGGCTCTGTGGGAATGCAACCACACGGGAGGGGTATCGGGCGGCTCCATTTCCCTCGCCTGAAGCCGGAGGTGACGACCGGCCCGCCAGAGTTTCGCAGCAAGACTTGGTCCTGTTCGGTAGCTGCGATAGAAAGAACAGGCTAAGCGGCTGACCACGGAGCCGTTGCCGCAAACCCAATCTGTGGCATCTGGCGGCGCACAGCGCGGCAGAAGCAGGAGCCGGCGGCTACCGACAAGCGTCCGGACGCTCGGTAACTGGGAGCACGATGCCGCCCGCCAGATTATCATCGGTAGACCGAGAAGCCCTATCCGCCTACATCGCAGAACATACTCCGCTCACCCTGGAGTCCTTCGAGAAGATCCACGGCCACGCTGAGGATCGCCATCTGACATGGCAGAGGCTCCAAAGATGGGTGGAGATGCGGCGGCTTTTGCCGGAAGCAACGCTCTGGAAAATCACCGAGAGGTAGATGCCAAATGCTCGGCTGGGCCATCGCTATTCTGATGTTCGCCATCATCCTCGGCGTCGTCATCGCGGACCCGATCTGGCAAAGATGGGCTCTTTCCGTGGTCGATTTCCTCGATGACGAAGGCGATATTAACGCCCGCCTTCGGGTTGGCGATGCTGATCGATCTGGCCGGCGTTGCCGTTTGGCTCTGGCTTCTTGTGCAAACGGCATAAAAAAACCAGCCAAATTGGCTGGTTTCTGAGTTTCATGCGAAAGCGGGAACGAAGTCCGCATCATCATTCGCCAGCTTCCGTCGTCTTCCGGCGATGGTTCTGCCATCCACCTTTGCGGATATGGCAGGCTGGTAGGTGATCTGCTTCAGCTTCTTCTTCCGGACCGTCTTCGGCTTGGCCTTCTTGGTCGGTTCGGGCTCGATCGTAATGGGCTCGACAGCGACGGCGAATTTCTCTTTCCGCCGAGGCGCCAGGCCATAGGCGAGGAACATGAAGCCGCCCCACTGCAGCGCCAGCGGGAACAGCAGCGGCTGGTAGAGCTGCACCGTCTCCTTGCTGAGGCCGGTGACGGAGGCGAGACGCCGCGTCATGGCATCCTCAGTCTTAGGCGCCGGTGCGGCCGCGAGGGCAAGCCTGGCTGCGCCAGTGGCCTTCTCGGCGTCCCGACATCTGCTGCCGCGCCCAGTCGCGCATTCGGTCTTCTGGGCCTCCTGCGCGGCGTGGTAAGCATCGCCCGCCAGGATCAGCTTGCCGTTATGGCTGCCGGCCTCGGCGATCTCGCCATCCATCTTCGATCCGACCCGGCTCACGCTGGTCGTGAAGGAGAAGGCGAGCATGGTCGCGAAGAACAGCCCGAGGCCGATGGCCTTGAGCCAGTATCCGCGCACCGCCGCCCGTTCCGCGATCGGCAGCGCCGCGGCCGCCGCGAGTGTCGCGCCGACAGCGCCCAGCACAAGGGTGGACATCCATCCTTCCGCCTGGGCGAGGTGCTCCGCATTGAGCGCCGTCTCGGCGACGATCAGCGGAACGGCCGCAATGACAGCCGCGATCTTGTCATGCGGCCGGGTTCTGATATTCTCGGTCATGTGTGATTTGCCTTTTCGAAGTGGTTGATCACATGCATGGCCCGGCGCGAGGTACGAACTCGTCGTCGGGCTTTTTGTTTGCTGACGGGGACTTTTCCGGTCCTCCCTGGTTCCTGTGAGCTCTGTGGCAAGTCCGCCAGTAGCTATCGGTGCCAGTTCGTCGCTTATGCTGTAGCAAATGCATAATAGCCGAACACATTGTAACACACAACATCTCGTTAATACTTATTAACACGAAGTTGCATAGTAGATACGACGTGATACATTGAGGTCATGAGAAAAGACCTCACCCTCAATGTCCGCATCGATGCAGAAATGCGCGAAGCGATGGAGCTTTGGCTTAAAAAGCAGCCTGCGGATACAAGTTATGGAGCCCTTCTTCGCTACGCGGTGAAGAAGCTTCTTGTAGAAGAAGAATGCCTTAGCCCGGATTACGCGGAGCGAAGCATCAGAAAAAGCCGAGAACGCGCAGCTGCGCGAGATGAAACCGCAGATAAACCATCCGAAGGCGAGATGAGCCAGTAGAAATGCCGCTGAAATCCGGAACATCCAAGGCGACCATCGCGGCGAATATTGCCACAGAGGTGCGTTCGGGCCGTGATCCAAAGCAGGCGGTCGCCATCGCCTACTCGGTCGCCCGCAAATCCGGAGCGCAGCGCAAGCGCACGATTGCCGAAGGAGCGAAGTAGAGGATGCCTCTTGACCGCAAAAACGGCGAAGTCCTCGACGGCCTTCCGGCCTCAATGCACGTCGTCATCGATCACCGTCATCTGGCGGCCATGAACAATCTGCTGGTCGAATACGAAGCGCCCGGCAAGTTCCGCGCGATCAAAAAGCATCGCCCGCTCTTCGACGACGCCATGGCCATCGCCCAGCAGCGCTTCGCTGAAGCCGGCGCGCTCCACCCCATCGTCCTCGATGAATCCGGCGTCCTGGTCCAGGTCTATCCCAAGGAGAACAAGGTCGCCGTGATCGTCATGCGCACCGTTGCTGGCACAGAGCGCTTCGTCACGCGGGACTATGACCTGCCTCCAGCCGTTATCAAATCCCTGCTCGCTACCACGAAGCAGAAGCACTACGAGCACTGAGCCCGATGTCCGACCTCCCCGGCTATCTCATCATCATCACCGGCCAGGACGGCAAGCTCGACGTGTTCTCGGCTCATCACACGGAAAACGAAGCCAAGATCATGCATGACCGCCTCGCAGGCATTCTCGGCGGCGGCATCATCGCGCACCTCGTCGAAGTCCCATCATGCGAGGGCGTCGTCAAAGCCTCAGGAGAGCCCGTGCAGCCCGCAAAGACAGTGAAGGCCCCGGAGCAGCCGGCCGAAGCCATTCAGCCCCCAGCGCCTCCTCCCGCGCCCTTTCGCAAGCTCTCCGCCGAACAGTTCGAGGAGGAGACCCGCAACATGATGGAAAACGGCGGGCTGAAGTTCAGGGACGCGGATGCGCCTTTGGGTGAAGGCGGGGCGTTTTCGTGACACTGGACCGCGAGGCGATCATGGCTTTCTCTGATGCTATGAGAGAGTGCGGCGTGAACGCCTTCAGCCATGTCGCCGTCCTGCTTGACGGAGACGATTTCGAGAAACTTGGCTTCAACCCGGCAATCGACGGCCCGTCTCGCATCTTCAAATGGGGCAAGCAGAACTTTCTGTGCGCCACCGTCGCAGGCATCACTTTCGTCAACACATGGAGCGAGTCCAAGACCTTCGCTCTTCTAGAGCCGCAGGCGCATGGCCAAGTCCCCGTCACCTAACAAAAAGCGAACTTCCTCGAAATCGGCTACATCCCTCCAGCCCAAAGAGGTGAAGCCGAAGAAGCCGAAGCAGGAAAGCGCCGGGCGCCCGACTATCTACACCGAAGAGATTGCCGATCTGATCTGCGCTCGTCTGGCCGAGGGCGAAAGTCTGAATGCCATCTGCGCTGGCGATAACCTGCCCGCAGAGAGCACAGTGCGCAGTTGGGCCGTCAATCCCGATCATCCGATTTCTGCGAAATATCGCGCTGCGCGTGAAGTCGGCTATATGAAAATGGCCGATGAACTGCTCGAAATCAGCGACGATGGCTCGAATGACTGGATGGAGCGCCGTCACGGCGACGACAAGGAATCGACCTGGGTCGTCAATGGCGAGCATGTCCAGCGCTCCAAACTCCGCGTCGAGACCCGCAAGTGGATCTTGTCCAAGGCGCTGCCCAAGGTCTACGGCGATAAGGTCGCGGTGACTGGCGAGGGGGGCGCGCCGCTTATCCCTGAGGCTCCGACGAGAGATCTCGCCCGCGCTATCATCGAAGTGCTGCGCGAAGCCAAGGTCGATGGCGATCAGTAAGCTGGATCAGATTCGCGCCCTTCGCGAGCGCCGGTTCGATAACAGCCAGAAGCCTGCCAAGCCAGTTAATAACATTATTAACTCCACGCCAGCGACCAGCAAGCGGACGGGCGGCAAGTCCAACGCTCAGCGCCAGGCCAAATGGCGCGCTGACAACCCCGACACCAATCGCGAGCGCGCTCGCAACGGAATGCGCAAGAAGCGCGCCGCGGAGAAGCACCCATGATGCAGGACAGGAAAATCCAATGCTGACACGGCAGAGATTTGATGTCTCCACAGGTTCTGGGGTCTGGACCGATACCGGGCCGCCTTTCACTGGCGCCGTCCAACAAATGCGGTGGGATGCCATAACGGGCGACACGGGAGGCGACCTCCAACTCAGTTTGCTGAGCGAGGGCGCCGCCGATACGGGCAACGGTTGGGTCTTCTACGACAACAACGATTGCCTCGGCGCGGACTTCACAAATGTGCCGGTGCAACCGAGCCATTCCTCAGACGGCTTTGATACGGGGGTTGATCAGTATAATCCCATCGTGGCGGCCGGCGACAGGCTGAGAGTTAAAGTGACGCCAGGTGGATCCGCCGTTGTCGGCACGTTATTCGTCTGGACATATAGCGGCTAATCCAATGGGATTGCTTGGACCATGGATAGGACTTTGGCAGGCGGCGCTGGGTGGGGGTGGTGTCCCGAGCTGGGTGTTGCAGTCGGGCGCGGCGTTGGCGACGATGGACGTCGATTTGATCAATGATCGCGCCTGGAATGATGGGGCAGAAGTGACAATCGCCTCCCTGCTAAGTTGCGCACGAGCTTCGTCTGCATATTACACGACATCCTCTGGGGTGTTGCAGAGCTTTGGGAACAACACTCTGCGGCGTGGAGATCGGGGGCTTCTGGTCGAAGAAGCCAGGACCAATCTGGCAACGCAAAGCCAAGATTTTGCATCGGCAGCCTGGGCAGCCCAGAACGCCACGCGCACGGCAAATGCCATTACCGCGCCAGATGGTACGCTTACAGCCGATCGGATTACCGAGACTGCCATTACAGCAACTCACGGCGTTTATCATAACAGTGGTTTTGCAATATCGGGGGTCCACACCGCTTCGGTTTATGTAAAACCAGCGGAAAGAACGTGGTTTTTAATATGGTTCGAAGGCGTTGCTACCTATCGGGCATGGTTTAATCTCTCTGGTTCTGGATCGATAGGCACCGTGGCGAATGGAACGGCGAGCATCGAAGCGCTCGCTGACGGATGGTATCGCTGCACGCTCACGGCAACTTTGGGTGTTGGCACGCACTTTCTGGAGCTTTATTCCGCGACAGGTAACAACATTACTTCCTATGCAGGAGATGGTGCCTCTGGTTACTATCTTTGGGGTGCGCAGCTTGAAGCTGTGGGCTCGGCCTCGTCATATATTCCGACCGGGGCTTCATCTGCCTCGCGCGCTGCTGATGTCGTTACGTTTTCCGACTTAACGTGGTTCGATGGTAGCCAAGACAGCATTGTCGCTGAGTGGACGGCTAAGAATGTAAATAATGCGGTGGTCTGGGCATTTGACGCCACGGATAATCTCAGCATCCTTGAGCAGACGGGCATGTCTGCAAGAATTGCTGATGCTGACGCGACATATGCCGTTACGGTCGCGAATACGGCATCGGCCGGAACTACGGTAAAAGCGGCGGCTCGCGTTGCCGCCAATGATATTGCTCTGTGCATGGGCGGCGGAACAGTTGCAAGCGATACCTCCGCTACAGCGCCGGGCGGCCTCACCGCGTCGAGGTTAGGATGCGATCTGGCGGACGGCAATTTCATCAACGGTTATATCCGTCGCGCCACCGCGTGGAAAAACTATCTCATGTCAAACGGCGAACTACAGGTGTTTCTTTAACGAGGCGTACCCTCGCAGCATTGGCGATTACGGTGCGGCAGCTATAGCAACGACGGGCTCAATGCTCCAGGGCTCCAATACACTTACCGTCGCCAGCGCAACCGGCTTCACGGTTGGAGACCGGCTGATCGTCGAAATTGGAGGTGAGACTGGCAACGGACAGCGCGGCACGCGTGGAGTGGGCGGAACTTGGCCAGCGTTAAGTTATGCCGACGAAGCAACCATGCTGGCGGATCACACTCAAACGGATGGCACGTTTTCCTGGCTGGAAACGAGCGGAGATGTCTATCGCTACGTCTCCGGAACGTGGATGCAGGATGCGGTCAATTACTATCGCGAGAAGGCTATTCCGTTGTCGTTGGTCGCCAACATAACCAATGTGGTTGGCAATCAGATAACGATTGACAAGACAGCGGAGGTCGCCACAGTTGCCGCCGCTGTTTATTTTGATAATTCCCCTGCGATAAGCGATGCAATAGCGCAAGGGGGCCAAGAAATCATCGTGACGATCCCCGCGAGCGATTTTGCGATATCCGAAGCAGTCTTATTTGATAGTTGCCATGGATGGAAAATTGTTGGACAGGGTGTTACGGAGTCTTCGCTCTTCGTGCCGAAGGGCATTTTCCATAGCTACATTGTCGATGTCTACCGATCGAACAGAGTTGTCGTTCAAGACTTGGCATGTGTGGGAAATGCCAGGAATCAAGGATTTGGTCTCGGGGTTATAGTAACGCAAACAAGTTTTCCGGGTGGGGCATCCTATTCGTCAGGAATATCATTCCTGAATTCATCTGATGGTCGCATTGAGAATTGTCGCGTAGAGGATGTTTTTCAGCGCGCTTACGGTGCAGCGTTCAGCGATGACGTGAATGCATACAACTGCCAGTGCGTCGTGACAGAGCCACTGTTGGCGTATATCCAATGGATGTTTCAATGGTCGGATAGTGTCGGTGGCGGCATATTCGATTGTTCCGTGGACAGCGCTTATCTGACAGCGGGCATGGAAGCCTTTAAGTCAGACGGCATAGAATTCATTCGCCCCACCTTGATCAATGCCGTGATGTCGATGAACGATGCTGGTGGATGGCTGATCGAGGATGCTGAAATCACCATCGAAGCGGACAGTCAGTTCAGCGCCGCTTTCAATGCCGCAAATCCGATCATCAACATCAATACAAATATCGGCGATGATCACGTCGCGGCTGGCGGCACGATTGACAATCTGACAATGCTCCAAGAGGGCTATGTCAACGCTCAAAATGACAGCCTGCGCGGTATCGTCATCAATGTGGGCAATCCAAATATCACCGTTCAGGGCGGCATCTGTACGGCCCCGGATTATGCCGCGCCGTCAGGTCAGGGCGGATCGGTTGGGCTGTTGTCTACCGGACTAAACACCAATGTGGACGGCCTTACAGTTGTTGGCGCATCTGGCAATGGCTACGCGAATATCTCCGTCGAGAACGGCTCGGTGACGAATTGCACCGCAGATTTGATCGACGGGCCTTAGTTCACCACCCCATAACCAAGAGAACCCACAATGGCGGTTGGATCAAGTGCCAAAGACTGGCGCGCTTCACGCGCTGGGACTCTCGGCGGCGGCATTGCCGCCGCCGTCGCCGGCAAGCTGTATGTCTGGACTGGCGACTAAGCCATGCAATCGCGATTTGTCCAGTCTCGGTTCATCCGCAGCGGACTCATCGCGCCTATATTCACCCGGAGCGTCATCGCGCCGCCTGCTGTGCTGACCACGGTCTCCTTCATTGCTAGCACCACGGCGACGGCGGCGTCGATCACCGCTCCAGCCAGTATCAATGCAGGCGATCTGCTGGTGATGTTTGACGGGGCCATCACCAATGCCGGCCCAGTGCCGACCTCCGTTGTGCCGACCGGATTCACGCAGATCCTTGAGCTGAACGATGGTGGCAGCGCCAGGAATATCTGGTCCTACAAGATCGCAGTCGGAAATGAGGATGGCACGTCCATCACCGGCATGGACGGCGCAAATACCGATCGCAAGGCTATACTTCAGTTCCGTGGCGATGCGCCGATCTCCTCTGTCACAGTGCAGGACATCGGCAGCCAGATCACCGATGGTGATCCTGCCGCGCAGGTGGTCAATGCTTCGGGCGGCGTTGTCCCACTCATTGTTTTCGCGGGTTACCGCGCAACGGCCAACATCACGGCCCGCGATTTCACGCCGGCCGAAGATGCAGAAATCTTCACGGCCCCCAACCAGGGCTTTGTCAAATACAAGATCTACAACTCATCGCCCGCCGATGTCACCGGCGATATGCCTGACAGTTCGTCGAACGACAACGCGCTGACCAGCTTCTATCTGGAACTGACATAGGGGCGCTCGTCAGGCGCTAAGCCTCGGCCGCCTGTTGTAGCCCTTGGCCTTCTTAAAGCAGCTTTGTGAACAGAACTTCTTGTCCGCCCTTCCTTCAACAGGAAGCGGCGCAGAGCACTGAATACAGAATCGCGCTGGTCGAGATGCAAGTTTGACTTCCCGAGATGCGGCAGTGCGGCGGCGCATTTTGGCGGCGCTGCATGCCCTGCATTGGCGACGACCGCGCCACAGGTAGGTGTTTTCCTCGTTGTAGGGATGCCCTTGCGGGCAGTGAGTTTTTGCTGCGCACGCCTCAAGCGCACGCTGAATCATCACGCCACGACGAATGTTTTCGCCCTGTTCGACCACCTCGGCATGATCCGGGTTTACGCAGGCCGGATTGCGGCACAGATGATCCAGAACCTTGCCTTTGGGAATGGCACCCTTAGACAAGGTATAGGCGACCCGATGGGCCAGCATGAGGTTTCGATCATGCAGCATGAACACGCCATACCCCGTATTGCTTAGGGCAGCAGTCCACAACCAACACTCGCCCGTTTTATTGACCTTGCTCCAGAAACGAGCCTCAATAGACGCGCGCCCTTCATCGGAAATAGGAATGTCCTTTGCCATGCATAAGGCTCCTGGTGAATAATGCTGTACCTAGGCAAGAGAAACCCAGGGAATCTAACAGCCGCATCCCCTGGCGACACTTTAATATTTCCGTTTTCCACGTATAATGACAGCGGAGCCTCTATCGGTATTGGCGGAACGCTAGCTATTTCAGATATTGAAGTACTGAAAGATGGTGCGGCCACAGTAAGAGCGACAGATAGCGGCTATTCGCTGATCAGCGATACTGGGCAAGTTGGTGATCGATTGGGGTTGCACAGGGTTCGGATACAACTGTTCAACACAGCCGACGACGCGAATTTCTATGCGGTTGGGTCTTCCTACCAAGTTTTCATTGACTCGATTACCGTCGATAGCCGGACGGTCCGCTTCTGGCTTGGCACATTCGAGATCGGCGAAACCCGCGCCAACATCGTGCAGGTCGGCGGCGACACCGGCGCGGCGAACTATCTGCGCGCAACCTTCGCCAACGGCTTTGCTGATACGGGTATCAATAACAGGCTGGACAAGATCCAGACCGATGTGGACACGGGACTGCAGAACAGCGACATTCTGCGCGTGCGCGGCGACACAGGCGCCGGCCAGCGCCTGTTCCGCTTCTTGGAGAAGCTGGACACCGGCGGCGACCTCTCGGTCCCGCAGGCCACGGTTGACACCGGATTGATCGCAGCCGCCATCTGGAGCTACGGCGGGCGCAAACTGCTGGTCGACACCGGGATTGCTGACCAGGTGTGGATGCAGACCCGCTCCAGCTACACCACCGACACCGGCACGTTCGGCGAGCATCTGGGCGGATCGCTCGGCACCGCCGTAGTCGATACGGGCGTCGTCAACCAGGCGGTCTGGCAGGGCAATGCAACGCGTGTCCTGACGGCGAACACCAATCTCGCCGGGCTTGCCGTCAACATGACGCAGCTTCGTGGCGACACCGGCGGCGCCGATCGCTTCTATCGCTATACGCAGAAGCTCGACACCGGCGGCGATGCGACGGTCTCGGCCTCCGTCGATACGGGCCAAGTCAACAATGCCGTCTGGAACGGCGCGCGCACGGCGCACACCTCCGCTGGCACTTTTGGCCAGTATGTCAATTCGAACCTCGTCGCAGTACTGGCCGACACCGGCGCCGCGCATCTTGATGCTGGCAGGCTGGGCGTCAGCGCTTCGGCCGTCGTCGATACTGGTGTCCTCGTTAATGCGGTCTGGGATGCGGACCAGAATCAGCATGCGGATACCGGGCTTCCCACCATGGGCGGCTCGCTATCCCAGACCAATCTGTATGCACTTGGTGCGGTCCTGGAACTGAGCTTAGGCGTCAATGTGGCGTCGATCGCCGACACGGGCATCGAACAGCGCTTTGATCGCATCCAAGCGGACGTGGACACCGGTCTGCGGGCGCAGATCTCCGATCTGGACACGGGCATTCACGACACGCTGGCGGATTACGATACGGGCGTTCGGGCCATCTTGGCGCTGCAGGATACCGGCGCCGTCGCCAACGCGGTGTGGAACTTTGCCGCGCGCAGCATCACCGCGTCGTCGGACACCGGCATCAACGATCGTCTGGCCAAGATTCTCGCCGACACCGACACCGGCATTCAGTCCTCAGTCAACCTTACGACGATCCGCGGCGACACGGGCGCAGCCGACCGGCTCCTGAAGCTCACCGGCTCGCAGCTCAAGGCCGACGGTACCTTCGACACCGGCACCGGCCAGACGACGAACACCTTCAACGTCGCGGTCACGGCGAACGTGGACACCGGGCAGGTCTCGAACTCGGTCTGGAACTCCCTGCGCTCGGCGCACACGGGGGCGGGCTCGTTCGGCGAGAGCGACACCGGCATCAACAGCCGGCTGACCGCGATGCAGACCAAGACCGACAGGCTGACCTTCGACACCGGCAATGAAATCCTCGCCGACATTCGCAAGGTCAATCAGGTCACGGTGCAGGGCACTGGCGATACCGGTACAGCCGACACCTGGAGGCCTGCGTGAGCGTCACCCGCCGGGTAGCATCGAGCCCTGCGGCCGATATCACCGCCCGGGTTGCCGAACTCGCCGAGGCGTCCGCCACAAAGCGCGTGTCATCCTCTGCGGCGCCGGACAATACACCGCGCGTCGCTACCGTCGGCGCCATCGTGGCCGTGCCCGCCAGCCTGGTCACGGATCTCTGGAGACGGTGCTGGGGCGGAAGCTGGGGGCGGACTTGGTATTCCGTGAGCGCCGCCATTGCCGGGGTTGCGGCCTCGCCGGCCGTCGATGCCACGCAGCGTGTCGGTTCATCGCCGTCGGCCAACACCACGAAACGAGTGACGCTTGCTTGATCGCCTGACGCTTGCCGAGATGCAGGCCATCGCCGCAGAGCCCTATGAAGCCCGCGGCATCTTGCATTCGGAAATGGCGCTGGTCATCCACACCTGCCGGCGGCTCGGCATCCAGGTGATCATCGAGAGCGGCCGGGCGCGCGGGCAGAGCACCTACATGCTGGCGAAGTATCTGCCGGATGTGGAGGTGCATTCGGTCGAACTGCGCGACCATCCGGATGAGCAGATCGCTCGCGACCGTCTCGTACCATTCGGCAACGCGCGTCTCTGGAACGGCAACGGCAATGACCTCGTGCCGGCGCTCGCCATTGCATCGGAGGGTAAGGCGACGGCGGTGCTTTGCGACGGGCCGAAGGGCGCGGCGGCAGTCAGCATTTTGCGGGAGTGCTTCAAGCTTCCGCATGTCCTCGTCGGCTTCATCCACGACATGCGCAGGCTGGACCACGGAGGCCCGTCACCGCACCGGGCCGATGCAATAGCGCGGCTGCCGAGCCATGCCTTCTCCGACGATCCCCGCCTCGTCCAGGCCGTCTCCTGGATGGATGCGGGTATTCTCGAAGCAGGCGGCCCCGTCGGGCCAAAGCATGAGGCGGAGTTCGGGTGCTATGGCCCGACGCTGGGTGTGTTTCTCAATAATCGGCAATAAGCACGCATTTTAGGAGAATCCAACATGTCCATGAGCATGCTCAAGGGCATCCACCGCAGGATGCTCGGCATCGGCGTGCGCGATGAGGTCATCGCCCGCTCAGGTTTCGTTTCCGGCGGCGAGGACCGCCCGGCGATCGTTCTGCCCGGCAATCCGGATACCGTGGCGTATTTCGACGACTTCCTCGGCGACCTGATCGCTGACGAGTGGGCCGTCGTGAAATCCGACACCGGCATCACCGGCGGCGCCATCGCCAACATCACTAATGGCGTATTCCGCCTGTCCGGCTCCGAGACGCAGCCCGCCACGTCGGAAGGCGCTATCGCGCTGACCCAGGGCCTGTTCAAGCAGTGGAAGGCGGACATGGGCGGCCGCAAGAATGGCCGCCTGCGCATGTCGGCGCGGATCAAGCATAGCGTCGTATCTGCGGTCGCCGAAGCGGGGCGCGTCCACATGTTCGTCGGGTTTTCCGACACGGGCGGCGCGGAATTTCCCGCGTATGACACCGGCGCTGGCGTGATCAGCCCGGCCGCCGATATGGTCGGTTTGCTCTATTCGCCAAGCAGCGCCAGCGCATCCACCACTTGGACCGGCGTTGCCGTGAAATCTACCGCTGGCGACAGCGGCGACCAGCAGGTTATCCCGTCCGCAGTGGCCACACCAGTTTCGAACGTATACGACGCGCTTGAAGTTGAGGTGCGCAGTGGGAACTCCGACTCAGGAGGAACCGCGCATTTTTGGGTCAACGGCCGCAAGATCGGCACCATCAATTCTCCAGTCGGCTCGGGCATCGCCCTCACGCCGTGGATTGGGGCATGGGTGCAGGATACCGGCATCGCCACCCAGCTCGACATCGACTACGTCGCCATCAGCAGCCCGCGCGACACGGGCGAATAACCTAAGGCGCCACGAACTTAATGCTCGAAAAATCGCTTGAAGACGCGGCTGGTGAGAGCCCCTCGCCGGCCGCTTTTGTTGACGCCGCCGGCAGCGCTGATGCGCCGACGGTTCCTCAGGTGAAACTCCGCGGCATCGCCATCTGCGGCAGTCAGCCCGTGACGAAGATGGGGGCGCCGTTCAATGATCCAGGCTGGCTGATCTATGCCTGTTCGCCCGACAACAGCCCTTATGGCATGAACGGCGAATGTGGCCCGCTTCCGAGGGTCGATCAATTTTTCGAGCTTCATGCGCCTCTCGAAGACCCGTCGAGGCCCTACGCGTATCTGAACTGGGTCGCAGCCCAGCCCTTCGTCTGGATGCGCGACGCGCGCGCGCTGAAATCCGGGCTGTTCAAAGGTGCTCGCCCGTATCCGGAACGGCAGTTGTTTGGCACGCTGACGAAGCTCCCGAACGGCAGCGTCGTTCCGACCGGCGACGGCGAGTTCTGCCCTGAGGGATTCAGCTCTTCCATAGGCTACATCATCGCGAAAGCCATCGTCGATTGCCAGACGCTGGGCATTCCCGAGATCGCCCTGTACGGCATCCTCCAGCGCGGCAAGCAGGAATACGAGAAGCACCGCACCGGCACGAAGGTCATGCTCTGGCATGCCCGCCAGCGGGGCATCAAGACAGCGGTCGCGACCGAGAGTGGCCTGCTCGAAGGTCCTGACGGAAACTGGTGATGCGGGTCGCGATCATTGGGGCGGGATTATTCGGCAGCACCGCCGCAATCCACGCCGCCCGCGCCGGCCACGACGTCCATCTGTTCGAGGCCAAGAGCCAGATCATGCTGGGCGCATCGGTCGGAACCTTTGGGCGCCTGCACCGCGGCGCGCACTATCCGCGCTCTGCGGCCACCGGCCGGGAAAGCCGCCGCGCCGAAGCCTCGTTCCGGGCAGAATACGGCCCGGCCGTTATCGACGGCGGCACGCAGCAATACGTCATCCCCGCCGAGGGCAGCCTCGTCTCGGCGGATGAGTACCGGCAATTCCTCGACGACGAGGGCCTTTCCTTCTCCGAAGACGGCAACGTCTTCACCGTGGAGGAGCCGCGCATCAACCTCGGCACGCTGCAGAAGCTTGTCCGCCTCAAGGTCGCCGAGGCTGGCGTGACCGTGCATCTCGGCTGCCGGCGCAGTTCGCGCACGCACCTGCGCAAGTTCGACCGGATCGTCGTGGCGACCTACGCCAGGCTGAACCAGGTCCTCGCCGATCTGGGCTGCGAGACGCAGGAATACAAGTTCCAGGTGGTCGAGAAGCCGGTCGTCCTGCTGCCGGAGCGCTTCCGCGACACCTCCATCGTGGTGATCGACGGCCCGTTCGGCTGCCTCGATCCCCTGGATGACACGCCCTATCATGTGCTGGGGCATGTGCGGAAGAGCATCCATGCTGAGAATGTGGGGTATCGGGCGGAGGTTCCGGAGCATCTCGCCAATCTGCTGGATATGGGCAACCTGTCAACCCGGCATACGCGGGTGAAGGAGATCGTCGAGGATCTCGCACGGTATGTTCCTGGGGTGGAAGAGGCTCGGCATGTGGGGTCGAGCTTCGTTATCAGGTCGATTCTGGCTGGGGTAGAGTCCACAGACAAACGACCGAGTGTTTTGACGCGTCACGACGAGCAAGTTTGCTCAATATTCTCTGGAAAACTCGGAACTTGCGTGACAGTCGCTATGCAAATCAGCGATTCTCTCAAGGTTGAGCAGAGAGAGGCCGCGTAGTCATGCATGATAGAAGCTTGACCTTTCTCGGCATGAAGATGGTCGTCGACAAGGATATACCAGACGGCGCTATGGCGCTGATCTCGCGCGGCCAGAGACCCGTCATGTCATTTGACCGCAAACCGACAGCGGACGAAGTTCGGCGGACCCATGATGCCTGCGTCCGGGCAAGCATTCAGAGTATCCTGCCGAGAGATTGAGTAGCCAAATGCTCGCCGTCACAGGCTATAACTCCCGCATCGTCCAGGAACTGAAGACGCTTCTCCCTGAGGGGGAGGAGATCGCCAGGATTGACGAGGTTATACCGGCAGCAGACCGCTATCTTCTCTGCGCAGGACTCCTGAGGCCGAAGCATATTCTGGAGCAGAGCCCCGAAGAGATCGCCGAGAGTATGCATGCGAATTGCATCTGGCCGATGAAACTGTGCGAAAACATCTTCGGCCTGCAAGACAACGCCCGCATCTGCATTGTCGGCTCAGAGTCCGGCTTCTCCTGGTCTTATGACGGAGCATATGCAGCAGCAAAAGCCGCGCTGCACCGCTATGTCGAGACCAAGAAGCTGAAGCCCGGGCAGCAACTCGTGTGCGTCGCGCCGTCGATTATCGGCGACGCGTCCATGACAACGCGCAGAACCGACGTAGAAAATCTGGAGATGCGTCGAGCAAAGCATCCGAAACGGCGCTTCTTGCGCGCAATCGAGGTGGCCCGCATGGTTCATCATCTCCTCTACGTCGACGAGGGCTACACGACGGGCACAGTGATACGCATGAATGGGGGTAAGTAGCGTGATTGGAGAGCGATATGGCCGTCTAGTCGTTCAATCTGCGGCCGCGTCAAGGAAATGGCTGTGCCGTTGCGATTGCGGCAATGAAAAAGTGATCTGGGGATACACAATGAAGCGCGGCTTAACGCGATCATGTGGCTGCCTCAGGAAAGAAGTCACGATAGCTCGCAGCACGAAGCATGGCAATGCGGTCAGGAACAACCACACTCTCACCTATAAAGCCTGGCTGTCGATGATATCGCGAGTTGATTATCCAGAGGAATGGAAGGCGAAATATTACAAAGGCAAAGGCATAACCCTTTGCGAACGATGGCGGGAATTTGCAAATTTCTTGAAAGACATGGGGGAGCGTCCGAGTAAAACGCATTCCATCGACCGCAAGGACAACGACAAGGGCTACGAGCCCGGCAACTGTCGGTGGGCGACGAAAGCCGAGCAATGTCGAAACACGAGCCGCAATGTCATCGTCGAATTTCGCGGGCAGAGTCTATGCCTAGTGGATGCCGTGAAGCTAACGGGCGTGAAGTACTCGGTTGCGCAGGCTAGACTGAAAAAAGGCTGGCCCGTTGATAGGGCTTTGGCGGCATGATCCATATCATTTGTTTCTTCTGGGTGGATTCAGCTAGAAGGCGGTCATATCAGATATCTCCGGAAGACGTGCGCGTTTGGGACAGCATGGTGGCGAGGAATGTCACCGTGCCCCACCATCGACTGTGCGTGACTCATCGCCCCGACCTCGTCGGCGACTTCATTTCGACTATTCCGTTGGATTTGGAGAAGCATGTTCCAGGAACATGCCTTGTAAAATTGCAGGCTCACAAGATTGGAGGGGTAGCCAAAGAAGGCGATCGCGTACTCCTCATGGATATCGACTGTGTCGTGACTGGCAATCTGGATCCACTGATCACCGGCGATCCTTACCGGTTCTGGCTCAATCCGAACTTCGCCGTCGGCGGCAAGCGCGGCTTCATACAGGGCTCGATGCAACTCTTCACCGTCGGCGAGACCGCGCACCTCTGGCGCGAGTTCGACCCCAAGCGGACCCCTGGATGGCTCAATCGCAGGTTCGGCGGCGGCGAGCAAGCCTGGATCTCCGAGCGGATGAACTTGAACTATCCCGAGCCGGGGTGGGAGTGGGATGTCGCAACTTGGGACGAAAGTCACGGTGTCTACGGCGCCGGCCGCCTCGTCAACGGCAAGATGGGTGAGGGCGTGCAGTCAGAGTTGCCGGCGAACGCGCGGATCGTTTTCTGCCCAGGGGATCGTAGCCCGAGTCAGCCCGAGATGCAGGCGAGGCACCCGTGGATCAGGGATTTCTGGCGGTGATCAAGGTAAAGCGCATTCCCGTGAAACGCTTCATGCAGGTTTTTGGTAAAGAGCCGAACAGTTGGAAGCCGCATTGGGCTGGGCCTGATCTTGCCGGTTTTGAAGACTTCCCTTGCGAAGGGAATGGCTTCCAAGAGCCTTTGCATCAGCCCATCGTCTTCCATGCCGACCCGCTAGTGCTGATCTATTGGCGCGACGGGCGGACGCGCCGCCAAAAGCGTGATGGCGTGCGCCCACCATTGAGCCCGAAGTTGTTTGTCAGGTGGTATTGCGCCGAGATGGACGAAATCCGCATGGAGATTGTTCCGAGTTGGGCCATGGCTGGGGCATTAGCGCCTGAACACTGGAAGGCGTTGACGTCGGCGCTGATCATCGAGCGGGAACGTTTCAGGCCCAAGAAGGAAGATCGTCCACATGGCGCGTCCGATCTGCTTTGGGCGAGAAGGACATCGCAGAAAATCGAGGCAAGGAAAGAAGCCGCGTGACCAACAGCCTTATGGAGTATCTCCCCCCGGTGACCGTCCCCCAGCCGCAGCTTCCCCAGCACGGCGCGGGCAAATATCACGGCGCGGTCGCCGCCAATTACGACGCCAAGCGCGAGACCTCTGACAAGTGGATCTGCGAGCAGATCATCATCGAGAAATGGCTGAGCGAACTCCCTGACGGTGCTGCGGTCCTGGATGCCCCCATGGGCACCGGCCGCTTCATGGAGATCTGCGCCAGGAAGAAGTTCCAGCTCTTCGGCCTCGACCGCCAGGGCGACATGCTCCAACAGGCTGTGAAGAAGGCCAAGGCCCTCGGCTACGACTTCAAGTTCAAGGTCGGCAATGTCCTCGAAACCGGCTTGCCTGACAAGAGCGTGGACTGCGTCACCTGCATCCGCCTCACCCGCTGGATGATCGAGGAGCATGGGCCGGAGGGCATTCAGCGGCTGCTCCGCGAGTTGCAGCGGGTGTCACGTGGCCGCATCATCCTCACGGCGCGTGTGGAAGGTCATCGCTGGGCAGTGACCACGGATCTGATCGAGAGCGCTCTGGATGGCTGGGCGCTCACGCGAAATCAGGCAGGCTACGAGCTTGCGTATCGCATTCTGATGCTGGAGCCAAAATGATCCCCATCCCCATAGCCACATCAACGGATGCGGAGATCGAACAATTCGTCAGGACCGCATTCCAGAAGATACAGGATGGGTTGCTTGAAGTGGCCAAGTCCGGGACTGGGATTGTCGTCTTTGCGGCTCGCGATAGTTGGGGAAAGGTGTTCGTTTCGACCTCTCCAGCGGTTGTCGAAGCGCTTCACTCAGGGATCACGGAGCACTAAAGATGCTCTCAGTCACGACCTACTGGTGGTCGCCACAAGACCGCGCCGGGACCGGCTACCACCAATACACCCCGGACGACGTTCGCCTGCTCCAGCGCATGGTCTCCCGCCACATGACGACGCCGCATGAGTTCGTCGTCATCACCGACCGGCCCGAGCTATTCGCCGGCGACGAGCATATCCGCGCGGTGCAGATCGACTGGACGAAACATGTCCCCGGCACCTGCTTCGTGCGCCTGATGACCTTCAGCCCGGCTGCGCGGGAAGCGATCGGCGAGCGCGTTCTGCAGATCGACCTGGACACCGTGATCGTCGGCAGCCCCGACAGCATCGCGTCGCGCACCGCGGATCTGGTGATGTGGCGCAACCCTGGCCGGGTGCCGTGGGAGCGTCCGCAGATCGGCGCGGGCCGGCCGTTTTACAACACCAGCTTGCTGCTGCATCGTTGCGGCACGCGGACGGAGATCTGGGAGAAGTTCGATCCATCCAATCCCCGCTATCGGGATGACCAGTGGTATCTGTCGGATGTGCTGGGGCCGGGCACGCCTTATGTGGATGGCAGCGACGGGGTTTACAGGTTGGCGCGCGAAGATACGCCCGGCAGCGGAGTTGATGCTGTCCTACCCGAGAATGCGCGCATCGTGACGTTCCCCGGCTCGGCCGGAAAGCTCAGCGATCCGCAGGTCTTGGCTCGAGTGCCATGGGTTGAGGAGCATCGCCGGTGACCTTCCTCGACGAACTCAACGAAGCCGTCGGTCTCGCCCAGCGCGTGCCGCGCGTCCGGTTCGACGCCGAGGCGGGCGCCGACGCCGAGAACTGGCTGAAGCGCAAGCATGCCGGTGGCGCGGTCCATGAGCCCGCAACGCTCGCCGCGCTCTTCGCCATCCGCAAGCGCTACGACAGCCGCAACATCTTCGACCTCGGCGCGCTCTACGGGTATTTCACGCTGTTCGCGCTCCAGGCCTTCGCCGACGATGCCCAGGTGACGGCCTTCGAGATGCATCCCGGCTGCCTGCCGGGTTTAGCGGCGAATGTCGTGCCCTGGGCCAGATGTGTGCATGCCGTCGTTTCCGATGTGTCCAAGCCCCAGCAGCGCATCTGGATCTCCGGCTTCAACATCTACGAGGAGCCCGAGGGTGGCTGGGGCCATCTCGACGGCATTCCCGGCGCCATGAAACAGCGCGGCGAGGGCAATCGTGGGCGCGGCTATGCCATCGTGGATTTCATCACGCTGGACGACTACTGCGCCGTGGAAGAGGCCCCGGACCTGATCAAGATCGACGTGGAGGGCTACCAGGCCAAGGCGATCGCCGGCGCGATGGGGACCATCCGGAAGCACAGGCCGGCGATTATCCTTGAGATGCACGATCCAGAGAAGTTGGCGCGCTTCGGCGTTACCAACAAGCAGACCGTCCAGCCGCTGTTCGATTGCGGCTACCAAGCCTTCTGGTGCGGCAACTTCCGGGACAAGGATGCGCGGTTCATTCCCGTCACCAGTATGGGGGATGAGCAGGAGCGGCTTTCGCTGATGGTGTTCGTGCCATGAGATTTTGCGACGTATCCGGCCCGCCTGGCGCTGGAAAGTCCAGCCTCTGTTATCCGATCTTCGGGGATAAGAGCATCGTTTGGGACGGGCTGCCGCCCCCGGCATCATGGCGCCTGTTCCTCGACGAGATCACCACGCTCTGCACCTTGGTCAAGGACCACGCCAGTTTCCAGGCTGTCCTGCGCATGAACGACCGCTCCGCCAAGAAGATGGCGGCGGTCACTCGCATGCAGGATGATCGCACTTTCGTGCAGACCGGCTTCGTTCAGCGCGTGCTCGGCTTCGGCTGGCGCATCCAGGACATGGGCGGCGACATCAATCTGATCCGTCGTGCCCTGTGGGTGACGCCGGTCAGCGTCGGCGTGGCGTTCCTTGAGGCGGATGTAGAGACCATCCTCCAGCGCAACCGCGACCGGGAGAAGAACCCGGCCACGGCGCACGAAAATCGCAGTGCGCAGGTGCCACTGATGCTTCCGTCCATCGCTCTCGCCAAAGAGGTGCTTCGTGAACGAGGCGTTCCAGTCATGGACATCGACGTCCAGCATCAACCCATCGACGACGCCCGCGCCCAGCTTATTGCGTTTGCCGACCAGGAGCCTTGTGACGTCGCGCAGATGGGACATTGCGATCAAGTGGCGGCTTATGCTGCACCTCCTCCCTGGTGGAGGCAATGACCCTGACGCCGTTCGTATCTACCGCTGGCACATCGCCAAGCGCTCAGGTGCGCGCATACAGGCTGGCTTGACGACTGACCGATGGAAACGGAGCCTCGACGACTACGTGGCCTCAGCGGCCTCCCTATGCGCCTCTATGGCCTGTCGCGGATTCCTCCCAGAGGGAGCGGTGCCGATCGATCCCAACGGGGAGCTGCTGGACGGCAGTCACCGGGTCGCCTGTGCGCTGGCGCTGGGCACGGACGAGATCACGGTGAGACGGGAGGCGCGGCGAGCCTGGGCACCCTCGTGGAATTACGAGTGGTTCGTCCAGAACGGCATGTCACATGATGATCTGGCGCGGCTCTGCCAGGACTGGAAAGCGCTGAATGACGGCCACAACGGCTGATCTGGACGCGCTGGAGCGTCTCATCGGCGCGCTGCCCCCCGGCAAACGCAAAGCCCTGGCCAACATGCCGGGCGTCAGAGAGCGGATCGGCGCGACCTGCGAACTGACGGAACGCCAGATCGAAGCCGAGGAGATGCTGGACTCCGAGGCCACGCATTGCATGCTCTTCGGAGGCTCTCGGTCCGGCAAGACGTTCCTGATCGTGCGCAAGATCGTGGCGCGAGCGCTGAAGGCACCGAGCCGTCACGCAATCCTGCGCTTCAGGTTCAACCATGTCATCGCGTCCATCGCCATGGACACGCTGCCGAAGGTGATGGAGATCTGCTTCCCCGGCGCGCGGGCCGGCAGCAAACTCGATAAGCAGCTTTGGCGCTTCATCCTGCCGAATGGCTCGGAGATCTGGTTCGGCGGTCTGGACGAGAAGGAGCGCACCGAGAAGATCCTCGGCCAGGAATATGCGACCCTGTACCTGAACGAGTGTTCGCAGATCCCGCTTTCGTCGCGCGACATCGCCGTCACCCGCCTGGCGCAGAACGTGCCGGGCCTGGCGAACAAGATGTTCTACGACTGCAACCCGCCCTCGAAGCGGCATTGGACGCACCTGTTCTTCATCGACAAGATCGACCCGGCTCGCCATCAGCCGCTGACGGCGCCGGGCAACTTCGCCGCCCTTCAGATCAACCCGACGCACAACGCGGCCAATCTGAAGGCGGGCTACCTCGAAGAGCTTGAGAATCTCGACGAGCGCAAGCGGCGGCGCTTCCTGCTTGGTGTGTTCAGCGACGATGACGACACCGCGCTGTGGACGCCCGAGATGCTCGACAACGGGCGTCTGCTCGACAAAGACCCGCCCGAGATGCAGCGCATCATGATCGCGGTCGATCCGTCGGGCTGCTCTGGGCCCGAGGACCTGCGCTCCGATGAGGTGGGCATCATCGTGGTCGGCCTCGGCGACGACGGCCGCGGCTATGTGCTGGAGGATCTCTCCGGCCGGTTCGGGCCCGACCGCTGGAAGACCATCGTCGCGTCGGCCTTCGAACGGCACCGCGCCGATGCGGTGGTCGCGGAGACCAATTACGGCGGCGCGATGGTGCGCGAGGTGATGCGCACCGCATCGACCGCGGATGGGCTGCCGCTGCCGTTCCGGGAAATGCACGCTTCGCGGGGCAAGAATGTCCGGGCTGAACCGATCGCGGCACTGTTCCAGCAGGGCAAGGTCTCGCTGGTAGGCCGGTTTCAGGAGCTTGAGTATCAGCTCTGCGCCATGACGACGGGCGGCTGGCGTGGCGACCGCTCGCCGGATCGGGCGGATGCCATGGTCTGGGGCCTGACGGCGCTGTTTCCGGCGATGACGCGCGAGGCGCGGGCCGCGCGCCAGCCGCCGAGGGTCATATTGGGTTACGCGGCCGCCAAACGCGGCCGAGGCCGCTAGCAGACAGAACTCACACACCTCACCAGCATCGAACCCGGTTTGCTCCGCACGCCGGGCAATCACTGCTGTCTCAACCAGGGGGATACCATGGCAAAACTGTTTGGTGGCGCTCCAAAGGTACAGGCACCCGAGGCGCCCAAGCCCGTCCGCATGCCGGTCGAGACCGATCCGGCCGTGATGCAGGCCGCTCAGCGCACGCGGAGTGCCGCACTGATGCGCCAAGGCCGGCTGTCCACCATCATGACGGACCAGACCAAGGCGACGACCGGCTCCTCTGGGCAGAAGCTGGGGGCTTAGCCTAGATGATCACGGCGGATTCGCGCGCGAAGGATGTTCTGCGCATGGGCGATGCTGCCTTCGGCGCAAAGAGAACCGTCGACAGCCTTCGACAGGAAATTGCGCTCAATTTCTATCCGGAAAGAGCAGATTTTACTTATAAACGCAACGAAGGTGAAGAATTCGCAGATCATCTATTCTCATCGTACCCAGTGCTTGCTCGCCGAGAGCTTGGAAATATGCTTGATGAGTTCTTGTTTCCAGACAAATTTTTCTCCATCCACGTGGATGATGATGGGCTAGATGAGTCTGAGCAAGAGCGGCAATATCTGGAAATGCTCACCGACATCCAATGGCGGGCAATGACGGATGCCTCGGCGAACCTCATCACGGCGAGGTCTCAGGCCAACCATGACATTGCCGCCTTTGGCGATGCCGTCCTGAAATTTGGGCTAAATCTTGCGGGCGACGGTCTGCACTATCGGAATTATCACCTGCGCGACAATGCCTGGTCAGAGAATGCCGAAGGTCGGGTTGACTGCAATCACCGCAACTGGAATCCGACGGCGCGCCAACTCAAATGGCACTTCCGCGACAAAGTAAGCACCGAGGTCAAGAAAGCCTGCGAGAAAGACCCCGAGAAGACCTTCCCATGTCGCCATGTCGTCATGCCATCCCGGCTGTACGAGTACAAAAGCCGAGGCGGCAAGACATTCCCGTTCGTCTCGCTCTATGTCGAGCGGGAGAGCGAGACGGTTCTTGAGGAAATCGGCCTCAATTATTTCTGCTACATCATCCCGCGATGGCAGGTGGTCTCCGGGTCGGTTTACGCCACATCGATGGCCACCAGTATTCTGCTGCCCGACAGCAGAACGCTCCAGGTGGTGATGCGTACGCTGCGCGAGGCGGGCGAGACCTATGTCAACCCGCCGATGATTGCGGTGTCGGACGCGATCCGCGGCGACATCGCACTCTATGCCGGCGGCGTGACCACGGCGGATATCGAATATGACGAACGCCTAGGCGAGGTGCTGCGCCCGATCACCAAGGACCGCGGCGGCTTCCCGATCGGCTTCGAGATCGCCACGGCATTGAAGGACGATCTGAGTAAGGGCTTGTTTCTCGACAAGATCAAGCTGCCTGAGACCAACTACCAGATGACCGCAACGCAAGTGCGGCGCATCATTCAGGAGCACATTCGAGCGGCGGCCCCAATCTCCAAGCCGATCCAGAAAGAATACAATCATCCGCTCTGCGACGGCACCTTCAAAGTGCTACTTGATAACGGCGCGTTCCCCATGGAGCAGATGCCGGAAAGTCTGCAAGGGCGAGACATCAAATTCAAGTTCCGTTCGCCGCTTGATGATCTTGCCGAGCAGAACGAGGCCGATACGTTCGTCGACATTCGCGACCGCATCTTAATGCCGACAGCGCAGATCGACCCCTCCGTGATCGAAACGGCCGATCTCGCGGCCGCTACGCGTGACGCCATGCGGTCCGCAGGCTGGAAGGCCAAATGGTTCAAGCCGAAGGAAGCTGTCGAAGAGCGCCGCGCCCAGATCGCCCAGGAGCAGGAAGCCCAGCAGATGGCCCAGGAGCTGGCCACGGCCGGCCAGGTCGCGGAACAGGGCGGCAAGGGCATCGATGCGCTGGTGAACGCTGGCGCGGGCGCTCAGCAGCAGGCGGGCGTCCGGTAGCTCATGGCGAAGCGAGAGATATGGCATCCCGCTGAGTACGATCAGGAGGATGTCCGCGCCATCCAGGCGCTTGCCCAATACGCCGACGGCAGCGGCGAGGCCGTATCCCCGGCGCAGTGCCGGCGCGCGCTCGACTGGATCATCCTGAAAGCGGCGGCGACCTACGACAACGGGTTCGTCGCTCATGACCCCGGCGGCCACATCGGCGCATTCATCGACGGGCGTCAGTCCGTCGGCCAGCAGATCGTGAAGCTTATCAAACTGACGCACAAGGTATTCGAGAAATGACCGACTTGAATGCGGCCGAGATCGAAACGCCGGCAGCCCCGGCCACTGAGACGGTCGAGACTCCGGCCAAGGCGGCGGAAACCGAAGTCAAGGCCCCCGAGGCCAAGCCCGCGCCCGCCGCGAAGACTGAAGAGACTCCCGCGCCGAAGGGCGGCCAGAAGCCCTCCATCGCCACCGGCGGCGACACCGAGGCCGAGGACAAGGCGAAGGAGCCGGAAAAGGCCAAGCCCTACTGGCCGGACAACTGGCGCGAGAAGATGGCGGAGCACTATTCCGCCGGCGACAAGAAGCTCTATGACAAGGAGCTTCGCCGCTTGCAGCGCATCACCGATCCGGCGAGCGTCTATGGCGTTTTCCGCGAGGCGGAAGGCAAACTGACCTCGGGCGGGCTGATCAAGATCCCCGGCAAGGACGCCAAGCCGGAAGAGATCGCCGAATATCACAAGGCCATGGGCGTTCCGGAGAAGCCGGAGGACTATTTCAAGGACATCAAGCTGGACAACGGGGCCGTCATCGGCGAGGCCGACAAGCCTCTTGTTGACGGGTTCGCCCAGGCCGTTCACAAATCTGGCGCCACGCCCGCCTTCGTCAATGCCGCGCTGAACTGGTATTACGGCCAGCAGGAGCAGCAGGCGGCCGCTATGGACGAGGCGGACGACACCTTCCGCCGCGAGAGCGAGCGCGCCCTCAAGGACGAGTTCGGCCCGACCTTCAAGCGCAAGACCAATGCCATCGCCAGCGTGTTCGCCACGGCGCCCGGCGGCACAGATGTCGCCAACGAGAAGGGTCTGTATGCCCGGCTGATGGGTGGCCGCACCGCCGACGGCAAGCTGATCGGCAATGACCCCGATATGGTGCGCTTCCTCGTCGGGCTCGCTCATGAAATCAATCCCGTCGCGACGGTCGTCGAGGACGGCGTCGGCTCGAAGGGAGCCGAGACGCGACTGGCCGAACTCAAAGCGCTCCGGAAGACCAATTCGAAGGCTTACTGGAGCGAGCCAATTCAGAGAGAAGAGGCGGAACTGATCGCCGCTCTCGAAAAAGAAAAGTCTCGGGCGAGAGCCTGAGTCTTCATGACTGTCCAGGCTTGGACAACCCGGTTCGCCGGCGCCGAGTAGGCAGTCACCCAAACCCACCGTCACTGACGCGCTCTTGGATGTAGGAACGGCGCCCGTTCTCGCAATGGGACAACCCGCGGCTGCATCGGAAGGAGACAACCGGAACGGACGGCATCTCGCAATTTAACAAGAGGTGCCAATTACATGGCCGAATCTGCTCCTCAGATTCAATACCGCAGTCAGCTTGTGGAGACCTTCGAAGAAGGTATGAGCTGGCTGCGGCAGACGACGGTTACTGAGGCCGTCATTCGTGGCAACCAGGCGACGTTCCTGGTCGCCGGTTCCGGCGGCGCTGCCGCCGTCACTCGCGGTATCAACGGTCTGATCCCGGCTCGCGCCGACAGCATGGCTCAGCCGACCGCAACCCTAACCGAGTGGCACGATCTCGTTCGTAAGACTCGGTTCAACATCTTCCAGTCTCAGGGCGATCAAAAGCGCCTGATGCAGGAGACGACCCGCAAGGTTCTCAATCGCCGCATCGATGCTGACATTATCGAACAGCTCGATACGGCGACCAACAACCTCGGCGCGGCCGCGACCTTCTCTCTCGGGGTTGCCGCGAAAGCGATCACGACCTTGGGCGAGAATGAGGTGCCGTTCGACGAGATCGAAAAGATGTGGGCTGTCGCCAGCCCGGCCATTCGCGGCTACATCATGCAGATCCCGGAGGCCACCAAGATCGACTATGTCGACATGAAGATGCTGGTTGGTCCAGCCCGCCGCGTGATGCGTTGGGCAGGGTTCAACTGGATCTTTCACCCCAACCTGACCGGCGTCGGGACCGCCTCGGAGAAGTGCTACTTCTATCACCAGGATGCGATCGGAAGTGCATTCGACTCCGGCGAGGGCCTCAACACGGCCATCGGCTACAATGACGAGCAGGATTATTCCTATGCCCGCGCGTCGTCGTTCACCGGTGCGAAACTCCTCCAGCAATCGGGCCTCGTGCAGTTCCTGCATGACGCTTCGGCTATCTAAGGAGGGCTGAACCATGACGTCCTATAGCAAAGATCGCCTGAAGCTCATCGCCCAGGGCATCACCGGCGGGAAGACGTGGCACTATCACGACACCGGCGCCATCGCCGATGTGGCCGATGTGGCCGGGTTCTTCACCGACGCCTCGCTGATGGGTGTGGACACCGGAGATTTCATCTTCATCTCCGCCAATAACGGCTACACCAACCACATGGTGTGGGGCGCGGCGTTCGCTTCGGTCCAGGATACGGGTGCCACTCAGGGCACTGTCGGTCCGCAGACCGTGCTCGGCGATACCGGCTAGGCGTAGTGTATCATGGGGCGGCTTCCGGGCCGCCCCTCCCACCTCAATCAAGGAAATCCATATGTCCGAAGCCGCAGTTGCCCAAAAGGCCGCGAAGTCCCCCGCTGCGCCCGCCGCCGCGAATGCCAAGCCCTCCCAGCCCCTTCGCGAGGTGCAGGTCAAGAAATTCGGCCCCAGCGCCCTGAAATCCCTCGGCTATGGCGACCGGGAAATCATGACTCTTACCGCGCCCGCCGGCATGACCTTCGCCGAAGTCATGGCGCCGATCGCCTGGAACAATGTGGCGGGCATCGTCGCCAGGGATGCGCTGAACACGCGCAACCTCAAGGACGGCGTCGGCTCGCTGATCATCCTCGATACTGAGGATAGCTCCTATCTGGCGCATCTGCGCATCCGGAAGGTGGTCCGCGACAAGGTCAACAATCCCTGCGGCCTCGAACTCGACTGCATCGGCCCGAGCATTGACCTGAAGACCGGCGAGGCCCGTCCGATCGATCTGAAGACGAAGAAGGCCTGGGTCGATCCGGTGCCCGCCCCGGCCAAGGAAGACTGATCAGCGAGGATCGTCATGGCGACCAAACTCAGCGTCTTCAACGAATCTCTGGCCGAACTCGGTAACGGGCCGATTGAGGACACCGGGGAAGCCGTAGAGGCTGCCCGCACTCTCAAACAGCGCTGGGACCGCACGGTCGCGGATTGCCTCGCGGAAGCCTCATGGAATTTTGCCACGGAAACCATCCGGGCAGATGCGGACACGGGCGTTTCCGCAAATGTCGCCTTCGGATATTCGAAGGTCTTCGCCAAGCCGTCCGACTGGGTGAACACGATATTCCTCTCCGAGGATGATCATTTTGAGTTCCCGCTCCTCGATTACGAGGATGTCGTCGGCTACTGGTCTACCGACAGGAGTCCCATCTACGTCAAATATGTCAGCAATGACACCGGGATGGGGCTGGATCTCGGCCGGTGGACGGCGTTGTTCACGCGCTATGTTGAGCTTGAGCTTGCTGAGCGGTGCTGCATGCGCATCACGCAGAACTCTTCCCTGAGGGATGAGATCCGCAAGAAGCGCGACGCGGCCCGCAAGAATGCCAAGAACAAGGACGCCATGAACGAGGGGACGAAATTTCCTCCCCCCGGCTCATGGACGATGGCGCGCGGCGGAAGGCTCGGCCGCGGCGATCGCGGTTCACGCGGCTCTCTCACAGGGTGATCGACCTTGGCCCGCCAGAACGTACCATTCGTTAGTTTCAATCGGGGATTGTTGTCGCCCAAGGCGCTCGCGCGTGTCGATCTAGACCGCACGCGCTTGTCCGCCGAGGTCATGACGAACTGGATCGCCTCGACCCAGGGAAGTATGTCGATCCGCCCCGGCACGAAATATTTCGGCTCATCACTCAACGACACCGGTGCCGAATGGATCGAATTTGTCGCCTCCACCGACGACGTCGCCCTCCTCGAACTGACGCATGAGAAAATGCGCGTCTGGCTGGGAGATGACGCGCACGCGCTGGAACTGCTGGAGCGCCCGCCGGTCGACACCACGGTCAGCATTACCGACACGGGCTGGTCGAACGCCTCCACCGGCGGCGCGTTCGCCACGGCGGCGGTCGATGTCATCCCGACAATGACGGGTCAGACCACCAATGGCGTGAAGATCACGGTATCATCCGAGAACGTTGCTGGCATCGCAAACGGTGGGTACGGGTGGCTGGCGGCTGATGACAACATTGTCACGCGGTGGATAGACACTGGCTCGTTTGAAGGCGGAACCTTGCCGAGCTGGTGGAATGTCAATTTCGACACTGGCGGGGGTGACACTGGTGCCAGGCGCGCAATCACATCCTATTCCATCCGCGTCGATACCTCCGGGAGCAGGCTCGACAACGCCCCGAAGAGTTGGCGCTTGATCACGGGAAATTTCGACACCGGGACATTTGCCACTGACACCGGCAAATGGACGCTGGAGGATCAGCGCAGCGCCCAGCAGGATTGGGCCATCTCGGAAAAGCGCAGCTATGAACTTCCCGCGGCTGATACCGGCACGATTGAGGCGCGGCGCCATTGGCGGCTGTTTTTCACCGCTGTCGATACCGGCGCCGGCGATGCATCTGGCGAACTGATCATCAACGAAATTGAGATGTTCACCGCCGCCGCGGCACAGCAGGTCAAGCTGCAGGGCGGTCGGCGAATTCTCAACTCGACGGCGATCGGTTCCCGCGCCAAGGCCGTGAAACGCGTGATGATCAGCGACACCGGCACGGAGCATTCGCTGGCCATCACGGTGGAACGGGGACCAGTTACGCTGCGCGTCGGATCGACCAACGGGGCTGATGATTACATCTCCGAGACCGCGCTCGGCACCGGCTATCACAATCTTGCCCTGACGCCGGTCGGCAATTTCTGGATCACCTTGCAATCCGATGCGCTGGTGGACCGGATCGTCTCTGTGCTCTCCATCGGCGACAGCGGCACGGTGGAGGTCGCCTCGCCCTGGCAATCGAGCGATCTTGGCAATGTCCGCTATGATCAGTCCGCTGATGTGGTCTACGCAAACTGCGACGGCGTGAGGCAGCAGAAGATCGAGCGCCGCGGCACCGGCCGGTCGTGGTCTGTCGTGGATTATGCGCCCGACAATGGGCCATTTCTGCCAGCGGCATCGTCCTCCGCAAAGATGATGGTGAGCCACTTCTTCGGCAACACCACGCTCGAATCCGACGTTCCATTCTTCACGTCCGATCATGTGGGCGCGCTGATCCGCATTTTCCATGATGGTCAGAGCGGGCAATGGCGGCTTGGCGCTGCCGGCGCGCATACTGATCCGATCAAAGTAACCGGGATTTCGGACACCGGAACGCCGGACGCCAACAGCGAGCGGCGCATTGTGTTCTCCGTATCCGGTGCCTGGGCGGGCCGGATCACCATTGAGCGTTCCATCGATGGCGAAGATATCGGCTTCAAGCCGGTGCCGACATCCTTCATCAGCCCCTCTGACACAGGCACGTTTACCAAGACCATCGACGATCAGGACGACAATCTGGCCGTCTGGTATCGCGCTCGAATTGCCGACACCGGAACCGGCAGCAACGGCTACACCTCTGGCGTGGCTGTCGTGGATGCCACCTATGGCGGCGGCGGCGTCACCGGCATCGCGCGCATCACCGATTACAATTCCAACACCTCCGTCGGCATCGAGGTGCTGTCACGCTTCTCCGACACCGGGCCGTCCGACAACTGGCAGCAGGGCTACTGGTCAGCCGCCAGGCGCTTCCCGACGGCGGTATCGCTGCATGGCGGGCGTCTGGCCCATGCGAGCGGCGGCAGCTTGTTCCTCTCCGTCTCCGACGACTACGAGAACTTCGACGACACTACGGAGGGCGATGCCGGTCCGATCATTCGCACACTCGGCTCGGGCCCGGTCGATGCGATCCGCTACCTGATCAGCAAGCTGCGTATGATCATCGGGACGGCCGGCGCGGAACTCGCCCTGACTTCCTCGTCGCTGGACGAACCGGTCACGCCGACCAATTCCAATGCCCGCGCATTCTCCACGCAGGGCTCGGCCAACCTGCGCGCCGTGCATCTGGATGCCCGCGCCATCATGGTACAACGCTCGGGGCAGCGCGTGTTCATGATCGGGCCGTCCAGCCAGGGGGCGACCTTTGGGGATTACGAGGGGTTCGAACTGACGCTGCTGGTGCCGGACCTGCTGGCGGCCGGCGTGGTGTCGATCGCGGTGCAGCGACAGCCAGACACGCGCATCCACTGCGTTCTGGCAGACGGCCGGGTCGCCATTCTGACCTACGAGCCCGGCGAGGAAGTCATCTGCTGGACCATGTGGGAAGGTGATTCCGGCACCGAGGCCGCCGTCGAGCGCGTCGCGGTGCTGCCGGGCGCGAATGAAGACGCGGTTTTCTACCACATCCGCCGCACCATCGCACTGGGCAATGACAGTTACACCAAGGTGCTGCTGCACTTCGACGGCATCGACGCTGCGACGACCTTCACCGATGTCAATGCAGGCGGCTCGGCTCGTACCTGGACAGCGGCCGGAAATGCGCAGATCGACACGGCGCAGAGCAAGTTTGGCGGCGCATCCGGGCTGTTTGATGGTACTGGAGATTGGGTCTCGACCCCGGATCACGCGGATTTCGCACTCGGCAGCGGCGATTTCACGATCGACCTCTGGGTTAGGTGCAATAAAGCCGGCGGTTCCGACGCGGACATCTGCGGTCATACAGATGGGTTAGGAACGCCCTGGAGCAACACATCGTTCTTTCTCGACCGCGCTTCCAGCAATGTCCTGCGGTTCTTCGTCAGCGATGGGACGAACCTCACCGTTGTCAGCGGCACGACCCAGTTCACTGATGTTCTGAATACCGGCTGGCATCACATGGCTGCCGTTCGCTCGGGGAACACTTTGCTGCTGTTTGTCGATGGGGTTCTGGAAGGTTCAACGTCCTTCAGCGCTAGCATCCCGAATGCGTCCGGATCGCCTACAATCGGCCGTCGCGGTGACGCGTCCAACGCGCCATGGGTTGGCTGGATCGACGAATTCCGCCTCTCGGTCGGCATTGCCCGCTGGACGGCGAACTTCCAGCCGCCATCACGCGCCTATGGCACCGATCATGTCCGCTATCTTGAGAAATGGGCGTTGGAGAGCGAGTGCACCGGGGACAGCGGGCTGTGCTTCCTAATGGACAGCGCGAGGGCCTTCACGGATACCGGGCGAACGGCCAATCTCACCGACATCGCCACGCATCTCGTCGGGGAATCCCTGGTCGTGTGGAGCGACGACACCGGGTCTATTCCGGGGGTGGACCGGTCGCCGGATGTGAACGGAGTTCAGACGCGGTACACCGTTGACACTGGCGGCGACATTTCGTTATCCGCGCCGGTGCATCACGCCGTGGCCGGACTTCCTTATACCGCAAGATGGGTCAGCAGCAAGATGGCTTACGCGGCGGAACTTGGCTCGGCGCTTGGTCAGGTGAAGAGACCGCCGCAGGTCTCGCTCATCTTATACAAAACTCATTGCCGGGGAATTTTCTTCGGGAGCGACACCGGCACGCTTGATCCTCTGCCAAGGAAGATCGACGGGGCGACGGTGGACACTGACCATATCTTCGAGACCCTTGATATGGTCGCAGTGCCGATGCCGAGCACGTGGAAAACCGATCCCAGGCTTGTCTTGTTTGGGAAATCACCTCGGCCTGCGACGGCGCTCGCCGCCGTCCCGACGATCGTGACCAGCGAAAAATAGCCCGCGCGGCAATGCCGAACATCCTCGTCAGGCCCGCGTCCGCCGACGACATCGCCGCTTTCTCGAATATGCCGGGCAAGCCGTCGATCCGCGCGATGGCGCTGGTTATCGACGGCGAAGTCCTCGGCCTCGGCGGCGTGGCGTTCATGCAGTCCCGGTGGCTCGGCTTTGTCGATCTTAAAGACGAAGCCCGCCAATACAAGACCACTATCGCCCGCGCCGCGATCCGGTTCCTTGCCGAACTGCGCCGCGATGGCGTCCGCTTCATTTACGTCCAACGAGACGAAGCCGAACCCAGAGCCGGCATCTGGTTGGCCTCGCTCGGCTTCGAGACCGATCCCCGAACACCGCACCTTCTCCGCTGGAGGGCATGACAGCATGTCTGGACTGGAAACGCTTGCCCTGATCAGCATGGGGGTCGGCGGCCTCGGTGCCGCCGTGCAGGCGCAGGGCACGATCGCCGCTGGCAAGGCGGCGCAGCAGAGCGCGAACTATGAGGCCCAACAACTGGACCTTAAGGCGAAAGAGGAGCAAGCCGCCGCCCAGCGCGACGCTCTCGAACTACGCCACAAGAAAGACCTCACGCTCTCCGAGCTGCAAGCGAATTCCGCCGCGTCCGGTTTCTCCGCGACCGACCCGACCGCCCTCGCCCTGGCCGACGAGATCACGAAATACGGCACGGTGCAGGAGCAGATGGCCATGTATGGCGGCGCATCGCGCAGAGAGGGCCTGGAGGCCCAGGCGGCGGGCCGGAGGATGGAAGGCAAGGCAGCCCGCCAGGGCGCTGCCTACAGCGCCGCAGGGACGATCCTGGGGGGCATTTCCTCGATGGCGGATAAGTACCGCAGGCCCAGCTACGCGCCGTCTGGCTCATATTACGGGTGATCTGAATGGCCAAACTACCGAGCCGAGAAGACCTTGGAGCCATGCCGTCGGCCCGCTCGGGCCGCCCCATCGCCTCCGTTGACACCTCCGCCGTCGCCAAGGGCGTCATCCAGTTCGGCAAGGGCATCCAGAACCTGGGCGAATCGGGCCTCGCCTATGCCCAGCATCAGGAGGCCGCCCAGGATTATGACGCCGAACTGCGCTTCCGCCAATTCAAATTCGACCAGGAGCGCGACCGCGACGACCAGATGCAGTCGGTGACGCCGGACAGGGCCGTTACCTTCGACGACGACTGGCGCACCGGCTACCAGGAGCGCTCGGGCGAGTTCCTGAAGGGCGTGCCGCAGAATCTGCGCGGCAAATACCAGCTCAAGGTCCAGGAGGCTGAGCGGGAGCTTTACTGGCCGGCCGCCGTGTTCGCCAGGACGGAGCAGAAGCGCCAGGCCACGGGCAAGCTCAACGACTATATCGACAACTATCTCGCCAAAAGCGGCAACATCGAGCGCGGCCGGGAAGAGTTCGACACGATGCTCGCCCAGAACCCCTGGCTCTCGCCCGTCGAGAAGGACGAGGTGCGCCGCAAGGGTCTCCGCCGGCTGGAAGACCTACACGTCAAGGGACTGATCGAGCGCGGCGCGGACCTGGGCACCGTCATCCGCGATCTTGAAAGCGGCTCGCCGCCCCAGGGCCAGGCTGAGCCGAGCAGCAGCGCCCCGACAGGAAGCCAGGCGCCGCGCCCCATCTCCTGGCGCCTGGAGACCGGCCAGACCGATCCCATGAAGGGCGTCTCCAGCATCGCAAACGATACAGACGGATCGCGCTCCTACGGCAATTTCGGGCTCAACAGCGGCCGAGGCTCAGCGCAGGAGTTTGTCCGCGACTATGGCGCGGCGCTCGGCCTCAAAGGCGAGCCGGGCACCCCCGAATTCGACCGAAGCTGGAAGGAAGTCGCCCGCGCCGACCCGGAGGGCCTGCATCAGGCTGAGATGGACTGGTACGGCAAGACCGTGCTGCCGCGCGTCACCGTGGATCTGACGCACGCCGGAGTCTCCGACGAGATCGCGACCGATCCGCGCGTGCAAGCCTATTTCGCCGACCGGCTCGTGCAATACGGCCCCGCTTCCATCGGACTCCATGAAGCGCGTGTCGCCCAGGCTTTCGAAGCTTCCGGCGGCGACGTGGCGAAGTTCCTGCGCAATATGACCGAAGCGGACCGGGACAACCTGCGCACCGACTTCCGCTCCGCGCTCCGCTCGGGCGTCTACAGCCAGAAGGGGCACGACACCCGCACCTATGGTCGGCTCAATCTCGCGCTGGCGGGCGAGGGCGGCGGCGCTACGCTCCCCGGCAAGGCTGAGACCTATGCCGGCCCCTACAAGAACCTCAGCGGCGCGGATCGTCTGGAACTGATTCACTCGGCCAGGACGCGCCTCGCCAAGGCGGAGGAGGAAGCGGAGAAACAGCGCCGCGCCAATGCGCTCTTCTCCGGCGCCATCCCCGTCGATCCCGGCTCCAGCGAGGACCGGAAGCTGGTCGATGGGCTCTACACCGCGATACCGCTCGCCGCGTCGCTCCAGAACGCCACGCCAGAGGCGGCCGAGGGCGTCGTGCAGTTGGTGGACAAGACCTCCTACATCCCCCAGCCTGCCATGCAAACACTGCGCGGCATGGCCGTGAATGGCAATCCCGGCCAGAAATCCTACGCCTATCAGGTGGTCGGCCGGATCATGCGCGAGCAGCCGGGCGCCGCCGGCATCGACGACGACTTCAAGAAGGACACCACCCGCTACAACACGCTGGTGCTGGACCTGGGCTATTCCCCCGAAACCGCCATCGCCGAGGTGGAGAAGACCAAGACCCCGGAATTCCAGAAGGCCAAGAAGGCGCTGTCCGACGAGGGCGAAAAGCTCGCCAAGACGCTGAGCGTGGATGATGTGGTCGCCAAGCACGACAAGTGGTTCGATTTCCAGACGCCCGGCTTTGCCTCTGATCGTCAGCGCGCGGAGGTGCAGGAAGCCTACCGCGAAGCGTTCCGGATGCATTACATCGAGACCGGCAACGAGAAATGGGCCAGGGAAGCCGCGCTGAACCAGCTTTCGCAGACCTATGGCACGTCCACCATCACCGGGCGCCAAGTCCTGATGCGCGAGCCGCCGGAGACATATTACAAGCCCATCGCTTCCAAAGCAGACGGCAGGCCGAGCATGGATTATTTCACCGACGACCTCAAGCAGACCGTGCGCGAGCTTGCCGGTAAGGAAATCCCCCTCGACAAGATCATCCTCCGCTCGGGGCCGACGACCTTCGGCGACCTGGCGCGCGACCGCAAGCCGCCGTCGTACGACCTGATGTGGATCGACGAGGACGCCAACGGCGTGCCGGCCATCCGCTCTGCGCCACGGCCGTTCTATGTCGATGTTAAGGCGGCGCAGACGAAGGCGAACGAGAACCGCGAGGCGGCGTTCCGGGAGAATTACGCGCCATCCAGCGAAGATCCGGCGCGCCGCGCAGGGCGGGC